AGTATGCTACTGGTGGTATGGGTTCTCCTGCCCCTATGGATACTTATATGAGATTTAGTAAGGGTGGAGTAAAATCAACAAAACCTGCTGAAAAAACAATTACTAAAGAAGATGCTAATTTTAATAATAAAGAAAATTTGACAAAACATGGAAATCTTCCTCCTGAAATTGCTGAAATAGTTGCTAATTCTGCTCAAAAGTCATATCAATATAGCAATACGCTTGCCGCTGCATCAAAAATAAGAACGGAGCATGTGCTTCTACAGACCGAGCCGCTTCTTAAACCGCTAAAAAAACCAAACCTAAAAGATTATTCTTCTATTTATGAATATAAGAAAGCGTATGAAGAATATAAGAAAGATTTAAAGATACAGCATCAAATAATAAAAACAAATAATTTTCCTTTAGAACCACAACTTCTTAGTGTAGACGAAACAAAAGCCATTCAAAAATACATTCGGAATTTATATAATCCACCAGAACAACCTTCTGCGGAAGTTATAAAAGATTATTTGACTGATACACAACTGAATCCATATAAAGTCGTTGATTTACTTGGCATTCAACATGGACATTTGCAGGGTAAACTTGGGAAAGGGGATTTTGAAGGCCTAAGACCATTAGTTCATGAAAAAACAGGTTTAGGCGTAGGCACTGTTGCTTCTACTGCGGCAGAAAATCAAATTTTTGCAAAACTTTCTCTACCTAGAGGCGCTAAGGGCGGGAACGACTTACTAAAGGCTTATGATGCCCTCACCCTTGATCCAAAAACTAAAGAAATATTTGATGAAATTATTAAAAGAAATGGTCAAGCCATGACCTATGAAGAAGCAGTTGCTTCTAGATCTGTTTTGAGTCAATTAACAAATTCTTCAAATATTTCATCAAGATATCAATTAATGCTAAGACAAGCAGTTAAATCTTATGATGAAAGAATTAATTTAGGTAAAGACCCTAGGGGAAATAGATTTAAATATTCAGAGAATATGGCTGATAGAACAATTGCTTCAATGAACGCAAAAGGAATTAAATTAGATTCCTTTCCAGAACTTCGTAAAACATTTACAAAACTATTTAATAGTAAAAAACCCGGTTCGGATCAAGCCAGAGATGCTTTTATGAGAGGTTTGTATGATCCAACTAATCCATTTTTAATTTCGGCTAATCCAGATGAAAAAATACAAAGGACATCAAAAAATATAAGTGGAGACTATCTTTTAAATCCATTAAACTTTCTGCGAAATTTGGGAACAACGCCTAACCCATCTGATGGTAAAAAAGAAATGAAGGGTGAATACTCTAGAGCATTAATTAAATTTATGAAAAGTGTTGCACGCAGGTTAGAAAAAGGCGGTATCGCTAAACTTGCTGATGGTGGTGTCCCTGCCCTAGTTTCAAACGGTGAGTACTTCTTTGGTCCTGATGTTGTTCAACATTATGGTAAAGGATTTATGGATAATCTTAATGCTGGGAAATTTGCTATGGGTGGTAAGATTGTTGGCCCCGGCGGTCCTAAAGACGATTTAATTCCTATGACATTACCAGAGCATTCATATATTATTAATGCTGCTGCTACTCAAAAGATCGGTACCCCCGCGCTTGACGCAATTAATTCTAAGAGATTTAATAGAGGTGGATTCCTTGGTTTCGCAGGCGGGGGTTCAAACGATATTCAAGAGTTTAAATTGGGTATTGCTAAGAATGCTTTTAATGCTAATGAAACTTTACAGGTTGTACATCAAGCAAATCAAGCAGAACTAGAAGTTTTTAAACAAAGAAGAGCGTCGGCTGCACAAGAATTACAAATTGCTAAGCAAATTAATGATGAAATAAGAAGAGATGCTTCTGCTACTGCTCAAGAAAAAACTCAGGCTCAAACTAGATTGAAAGAAGCACGCGCTGCTCAATACCGTGCCGATATGGATGTTCAAAATCAACAAAAGAAAATAAGTCAATCTAAAGTTGCTGCTGTAAAGGCAGAGAAAAATCTTCAAGTTGCTGCAGATCGCGCCGGAGTTACAGACATTGCAATGCTTGGACCTAATCCTCCGGTAGCACCAGAAGAAAAATCTTCTTTGAGACAAAGAGTTAAAGATAGGTATAATCCACCACCGGGTGAAAAACGTAAAGCGTTTAAAGCAGAAATGGGTTCTATGATGGCTGGAACTGCTTTGCAGATGGTTGGATCTATGGCGGGTGGAGCATTAGAGTCTAATGCTGGAGGGCCAACAATGATGAGTCAGGCTGCCAATTTCGCTGGAACTGGTGCTATGCTAGGTTCGATGCTTGGTCCAGAAGGAATTGCAATTGGTGCTGTTGGCGGTGCAATTGTTGGTGGTTTCATGGGCAGAATGTCTGAAAATCAGAGAGCATTAGATGCTGCTACTGCTCGATTAACTGAGCGTAATAATGGACTTATTGCTAGTTATAAAGCATCAGATACTACATTACAGGCTTTTGGAATAACTTTAAGGAAACTTTCAGATATTAGATTAGGTAAAACTTCTCAGGAAGTTGATATTAATACTCAAAAAATTAATCAAATGGCTGATGCTTATACTTCATCAACTGATGAATCTCAAATAGCACTGAATAAATTAGTTAAAGAATCTTATGGCAAAGATACTCAAGATATTCTTAAAAAACAATTTTATGCCAATCGTGCTGCGGGTATGTCTGCCGAAGATGCCTCCATTGCTATTGCAGCATTAGCAAAAGCAAATGGTAAGGCTGGGTCAAGTGTTCAAACTTTAATTGATCAATTAAATAAGCAAGATGCGGCATGGGAAAAATCTGGTAATGCTCAGGCTAAAGCAGCACTTGCCGCTTTAGGTGAAGGTGGAAAATCAAATGGCAGAATTCCGAAAATCACTGATGTTAAAAATTTTCAAGTTGCAAAAGATTTAGGTTTAACAACGACTGAATTACCGCAAGGTTTTCAATGGAAGAATCTTGAACAATATATTCCTAGTGATTATGGAGGCTCAGGTAAAAAAACTTCTAAAACTCTCATGAAAGAACTTTTTGGCGATACACTTTTTGGTGCTAATGGAAGTGATACTTTTAATAAAGGTGTTACTGGTCAGGAAATATTAAATGCTCCAAATGCTGATGCTGTAGCAATAGCAAGACTTGCAAATGTTAAGATTTCTGATAATGCTGATCGGGCGCTTGGTAAAATTTGGCTTGAGTTGCAAAAAATTGGTGCTGTCGGTCCAGATGCTTTAATTGCATTGGGTGGAGTTCAACAACAATTTAATACTATTAGTAAAGAATTTGCTGGTCCAATTTCTGATGCTATAAGTAATTTTGATCCTAAACAATTTAAAGAATTTGTAAATGGATTAAATGATACTTTTGTTGGAAAAACAACTTATAGTCCTATGGGTAAATATGGAGCGCCATCAGCAACAGGTGGATCAACTTTTGCAAAACTTAATGAAACAGGAAAAATGGTTCTTGATCAAATTGCTTCTAGTTTAGATGATAGTCTTAAACCACTTTATGAAAGTTTAAAGGGTGGACCCGGTTCAGTAACAAACTTTTTATCAGCAGTTAATTTAGTATCTAATGGTTTAGTATTAAAGGCAGGGCAAATAGCGGCTATTACAAATGATAAATCAGGAACGCTTCTTGCTCAAGCAACAGCACAAGCCGGTTTTGAGCAAAAAGGTAAGGATATTGGAAGTACTGAACTGGGCAATATTAATGGAGCAAATAAAGTAAATGATTTGCAGGAAGCCGCTCAAAAATCTGCTGATGATTTTGCAGCGGCACAGGCGTTAGCGCAAACGGCGTACCAAAAAGAACAGCAGAGTATTCAAGATACAATAAAGGCTAAAGGTAAGTATATTGATTCTATTCGTAAGGAAATGGATGCTCGCCAGAAGTTGTTTGATAAAAAACAGCAGGCTATTCAGCAAGATCTTACTTTAAGAAATCTTCAGAACGATGTTTATAAGGCTCGTACGACAGGTAGCCTCCTTGATCAAGCCGCTGCTCAAAGTGCTTATAATGCTGAGTTAAACAAACAGGCAGATTTAAAGAAAAAGCAGGCTGCTGATGAAAAAGATCAATCTAAGATTGATAAGACTAACGAACAAGTTCAAAAACTTCAAGACACTCTCGATGCTAATTCAAAAACATATGATAAAAATCAGAAAAGGGATCAAGCAACGCAGGATGCTGATCAGGCTGATTATAAGACGAAAATTGAACAGGCTAAAAAACTTGGAGATACTACCTCTGTACAACAGGCTGCTTATCAATATGGATGGCAAAAAATAGTTGCAGAAATTGAAACTACTGGTAAAGTTGGAGATGAAGAAATAACAGCACTTGCAAAAAGTTCAGGTCTTAAAAAAGAGGCAATTACACAAGACGTTAATGATTTGAAGCAAAAATATACAGAAACAATAGGGGCTTTTGATACTCCTATAGTCTTTGGTACAAATGGAACGATGACAACTCTTAATGTACCGGGTGGAGTAATTCATGCAGATGAAATTACTGGTGCATTAACTTGGGAACCGGGTGGGCCTGCTCAGGTATTAAAACTTGGAGATCTTCCTGTATATACCGCTCCAACAAAACCACAAACAATTGGATCAGGCCCACTTGCAAATAAACCGTTGCCACCCTTGACCGCAGCAGTAGGTGGTTATATTTCAGGACCGGGAACTGGAACTTCTGATTCTATTCCTGCTAGGCTTTCTGATGGTGAATATGTAGTTCGTGCTAATGCTGTTAAGCATTATGGTGCCGGTATGATGAATGCCATTAATACAAAGAAATTTGCAAATGGTGGAATGGCTAAACTTAATGATGGTGAGGGCGGTGTTTCGACTTCAGAAAATTCTGGTTCTATGAAACCTGCTTCAGATCAGGGAGGAAGCACTAGCAGTCAACAATGGTACGCTCCAGTTAGTGCTAAAACTGTTACAAACGGTCTTTATTACCTTAGAGGTGGGCATCATGCTGAGGGCTGGTGGGGTAAAAATAATTCTGGAGTAAATGATATTCATGCAGGATTAGGAACACCATTTAGATCGTTACTAGGCGGCGTTGTTACTTATGTAGGAAAAGCACCTCAAGATAAATTTTATCTTCCCGGTTATGTTAAAGTAAGAAACAATATTGGTGGAGAAGAAAGATACGCACACATGATCCCATCAGTTTCAGTTGGTCAAAAAGTTGCGGCTGGTCAAACGCTGGGTGTTGCAGGAGTTCAATCAACACCTGTTGCCGGAAGAACAATGACTTCGCCACACCTGCACTTTGCTTGGCATGACTTTGCTGCTTTAATTCAAAGAGAAGCCGGTGGTTTGGTTCCTTGGATGAAATCAAATGGTAAACCAGTATTTGATAGTTATGGAACGGCAGCACCTTCTGAAGGAGATTCTTCATCAAAGCCGACTGCAAGTTCTAAAATTAAAGGTACGCTTCCTAAAATTAATCTTGGTTTCTCTGCCCCGTTTGCTGATGGAGGAAAAGTTGCAGGTCTTGGTGGACCTAAAGATGATTTAATTCCTGCTATGCTTTCAAATGGTGAGTATGTAGTTAACGCAAAGTCTGTATCTAAGTATGGAAAAAATTTCTTAGATATGGTTAATGCTGGGAAATTTAATCCTAAGTTTACTTCTCCAAGTTCAAGGACAGGGACACCAAAAGGAATTTCTGATACTATTGGGGCTACTACAAATAATGTAGAGTATAATTTAAGTGTAACAGTAGAAAAAACCAATGCTTCTCCAGAAGACATTGCAAATGTTGTTATTCAAACTCTTAAGAGAAAAGAAAAAACTAATAAAACACATAGGATTCTTTAATGGCATTCGGTAAACCAGTATTACAAATTTATACCAGTGATCCAACTATAATTGGCTCAAACCCCATTGGTTATACTTTAACTGATCATAACCGCCAACCTTTGCAAGTTACTTATGAAACAATTGAAAATTCTGCTCGTATGGCTAATGGAACGCTTCGTAGATATATTACTGCTAATAAAAAGAAAATTGGTATTTCTTGGGATATGGTTCCAGCGGCAGGTGGGTATAATTTTACTGCTGACTCTAACCTTGGTGCTGCTTGGCTTAAATCATTTTATGAAGAAAACATTTATAATCCAGTATGGATTAAACTAACATACGCAGAAGAAGGGTGGAGGTTTGCAAACACTCAAGTAGCAACTACAAAGTTTATGTCTACAAATTTAACTTTTAATAGTACTAATGATAATAGTTCTAGCGTTTCAAATTTATTTAATATTTCAGCATTTGCTTTTTCAAGCATTGCTTCTGGTTCCGGCACAGCCAGTATAACTACAGTGACAAACCATAATCTTGCACCTAATTCTGAAGTTTATGTTACTGGTGTTAATCAATTATTTAACGGAACTTGGATCATTGCTGCTTCTGTAAGTCCCAGTGTTTTTACATTTAATTTTAAAGGAAACAATAATGCTTCTGCAACATTTAAAATAAATTCTTATAATCAATCTGGAAATACAGCATCATTTAATGTTGATAATAATTCTTTTATTAATGCTGGAACGAATATCTCAATTTTAAATTCTAAACCATTATTAGGATCAAACATCAATGGTTCTTGGGCTGTGACTGGAAAAACTGGGCAAACATATTTTACTGCTTCATCTGTTACCAGCCAAACTGCTAGAGGCCAGTATGGAGATGCAACAATAACAACTTCTTCTTCATATTCAGGGTCACCAAGCAATTTTTCAGCAGCACAAACAGGGTTAGCAATAACTTCAGATGTTCTTAAAGTTTTTATGACAAGTTTTAATTATGATATTATTCATAGATCAACTTCAACCGATATGGTTAATATGAATATTGAATTTACGGAGATATAGTGCTTTCTCTTTCAGGAAATTCAGAGACAGCGTTTGCAACTTTAAACTCTGTTAACGTAAATCCATTAGCGTATATTGAATGGAATTATAATAATATTACTAAACCGTACATAGTTTATTCTTCAAGTACGACTTCTAATTCTAATGCAGTTTCTTTAAATAATTCTGCTTCGTGGACTTCTGTTAATGGAAGCATTTCAACTTTATCAACTGGAGGAAATGTTAATGAAATTGATACTTCTGCAAGTTGTTTAAAATTATCTTTAAATATAAATAAATATTCAGACACATTTTCTTCTAGTTTTTCTGTTCCTTTAGGCTCTGGGTATTACAAGATAGTTCTTTATTTAAAAAGTTATACAAAAAATACTTATGGTTCCATTGCCCCTATAAAAAGTTTATCGTTGTCTAGCGCAGGCGCGGGAACAACAACTGGAACGATTAGATATAATATTATTCCATCAAACATTTATTCACAACGGTCTATTATAGATATAAATAATTCAATTAGTGGATCAATTGCAGTTACTTCTGCTTCTGGAGTCAATGTTAAATGGGCGGTCACAGAAGGACCAGTCGCGTTTGATATTTATAGATCTATAAGCAACTCATCCTACCTACCTTTCGTAACAACCATCCCTGCAACAAACGATATAATTTCAAGCGGGTCATACACCTACAATGACAATTTTGCAAACATTGCTACATCTATAAGTGCTAACCCTACAGAAAGCATGAAAATCTCTGTGTCACCTTCAATAAGATTATCTAATTCTGGTACACAATTAACAAATATTCATTATTATTCAAGAGTTTTGTCAGATGAAACATTAAGTTTAGAAAAAATTAGTAATTCAATAGAACTTGATGGTTCTAAGTATTATCGGGTTGAAGTGGTTTTCGGTTCTGATGAAACCTTTAATAATATTAATTTAGACCTTTCCGTAGAAGCCCCCTTTGTTAATGGTTCTCTACTTCTATGTAATGCTGAAATGTTTAAAACAGACGGGTGGAACTTTGCCAATACAGACTACTATCCGATAGAATCAGTATTTGATGCTAATCGTCCAGCAGAAGCATTGCTTCATCCATACATTCAAACAAAAGATCAGTATGTGAATTATGGATATTCTAGTCAAAAACAAAAACCAGCCACACCAATATTCTTTTCTCCAGATGATTTTTTTTCAAATACTCAACCTTACAAGCAAGCACATAATTCAATATTCAATAAGTTTAAGTATTATATATCTCCTGATTCTTCTACTGGAGTAAATGCTATTAGGGCGCAGTACAAAAATTATTTAGATATAAATAAAATTGTTATTAAAACTTCTAATGCTGTAGAAGATATGACAAAAATTTCTGGAAGCATACAAGTCTTGGGGCCAAATTATTCAGTACTAACAACTATTCCTCTGCCTGTAGGGGCGTTTGATTCAAGTGGTATAGCCGTAGCCTATTTTGACGGCATTGCTTGGACGGCTTCAAGCGCATTTTCTGGTAGAGGAAATTGGAAGCCACCATCCTTAACAGATTCTGGAATTTTACAAAATGTTACATCAAGTGTGACGGGTCTAGTTTATATAAGTAATTTCCCAAACCCATCAGACAGTAGAAATAGTGCATCAGTATATGTTAATCCTACTAATAGAATTCATGTTGTAGAAATTTCTCCCAGACTAGAATTAGATATATCTGAATTAATTGAATCATTAAATGTTTCAAAAACAATGGATGATTCAGATTCTGTTGCAGGGTTCCCGCTTGGATATATGAATTCAAATCAAGGATCATTGGGCATTAGTAATATTCCAGTTTATAAAAATGGATTTCCTCAGACCATATTTGATAATATTTCTCAAACTGCAACATTCTCAGATATTCTTCGTCAAGGTGTAAAATTTACTGTTGGATTAATTTCTCCAACAAATGATTTTACAGAATTTGTTCCTTTTATGACAATGTATTCAGATTCATGGTCAATTAAAGATATTGATTCACTTTCAGTAGATCTTTATGATGCTGGAAAATCATTTTTAATGGGGCAGCAGGCACCAGAATATTTGTGTACATCTGAAAATGTTTTTAGTACAATTACAAATATTTTAGATATTTCTGGTTTTACTGATTATGATTATGATTCATTAAAAGAAATTTTAAATAAAAAAAATAAAATGGTCAACGCTTTCTGGTGTGATAAAACACAAACCGTGTTTGAGGTATTGAAATCATTTTTTATTGCACATCAAATCGGCGCGTCGTTTGACGAATATGGAATTTTAAGGTTTTACGATTTAGATAAATATATTTATCAATATACAAGTAATAATTTTACTCCAGATTTTTCTGTTAATGATGTTCCAGTATTATTAAATAAATCAACAAGTTCTGTTTATTATGAAGCAAATCTTATTAAAGATTCTTATAATGTAACAATTGATAAAAAAATCGGTACAGTAACAGTTGATTATTCTATTCCTATAAAAAACTTTACAGCAAATACGCCCAAAAATAAGGCAATTGGTGCAAGGGTAACTGACACTCCAACTCATGGAACCTATGTTGAAACAAACGATACAGCATTGATAAGAAGTTACGCATCAAGATCACTTTTTGCCTCTGAAAAGAAAATGTATTTAGATCCGCATATTGCGATGAGTTCTAAACTTCTGGGTCATACAATTGAAGAATCTGGCATGGCATTTCTTCAGGGTGAATTAATTTCGTGGAACGGCCTTGAATATGTTTTTGTGGCTACAAATGTTAATGGTGCAACAGTTCAATCAATTAAAAAAATTATTAAAAATCCCGGTGATAAGCAGGCATTTGCAGATGAAATTATTTCTTCAATTCCAACAGTTACATCTGTAGAATATTATCCTACAGGATGGGTGGTGGGCCTACAGAGGGGTCTTAGAAACACTAAGCCAAGAAATCATATCAGGTTTGATGACACTGTTAATAAAAAAAGTCACCTTTATAGTACTACTTCTAATTTTAAATCTATGATAATTTATGGTTCTGGTTCTGCTCAAAGAGTTAACGCTGCTAGTGGCGCGGCTCGCGCTACTTACGGCGATTCAATTGTTACAATGCATAGTAATATTGCTAAATTTAGAGTTCATAAACCAAAATCTAAAGCAAGACATTTGTTAGCATTGGTTCCTGTAAAAAATAATTCACAAGGTGAATTTGCAGCACCAACTTCAGCATCTAGTTTTGATTATTTTAGTTTTGTGTTTAAGGGTCCAGATTTAAGAAATCAAAAATTTACTCATGATAAATCTGTAATTGAAGTAGGTTTTTATATTAATCACAGAACTTCACCAATCATTTTAGGTATTAGAAATGTTGCAGATAAAAATGCTAAAAATCATTCATGGTTAGCGGTTAATAATTTTTCTGTTACTGGAGTAAAAGCAAAAACATCTTCAGGTGCTAATTCGGTATTGCATGATTCTCCATTCCAAAGATTAAGCATTGATGTGTTTGATGGGCAGCCACACAGAATTGAGTTGTATATAGATTATTCAACTAGCAAATGCTATTTTTATATTAATAAAAAAATGTATGGTCATTACGATATTGTGGGAAACAAGGGTGCCAAAATTGATAAATCTGGTTCTTCTGATTGGGGCGTGTATGTCGAAAATTTAGAAAAAACTTTTATGAATGTGCGCGGCGATGAAAAAGAATTGAATGTTTTTGTTACAGAAATGTATGCTTATGATTATAGTTCTTTGGGCGTTGGTCAGTATTCAGCATTAAAAACAATGTATCCTCCGGTATATACACCATATAATTTTCATTGGCATAATCCATATTATCTAGATCAGTTGGTTAAAAATTCTCCAAACTGCGAACCAAATTATTATTATTGGGGGCCACTTGATTTGTTTGGAGTAAAATTTTATGATAAAGTTGCTTATCAAACAAGCCCAGTGATTCCAAAAACAGCACATATAGATCCACATTTAGGTTATTCTAGTGATTATGCAGGAAGTTTTGAAGTTTTAAAGGCTGCTACGCTTAAAGATGTAGCAAAATCAAATGTATTTTCCACTCCATTTAGATTTTCATGTATGTTAGTTAATGATAATAGAAATAATCAGTTAGTTTGGCTTGCAAAAGGGAAGGGAACACAAGGTCCAGAAGTTACTCCATTTACAATAGGCTCAGATTTTATAAAACATAATGATTCAGTTCAAATAGATAAAATAATAAATCCATCTAATCTTCAAAATTCTGTAATATTAAAAACTGATTGGTTGCAATCTTCACAGGAAGCAGAAAAACTTTTAGAAACTGCCGTATTTTTTGCTAATTCTTTTAGCACTACGGTTAATGTTCAGTTGTTTGGAAACCCCTTATTGCAGGTAGGAGATATTTGTCAATTTATTTATACAAAAAAAAGAATTGGTTACGATCCTGAAAATGCATCCATAGCCCCTCTATTCTTCTTGGTGAAAGAAGTTAATCAAGATTTTACGGGTGGGCTAACCACTAACCTATCTTTAAGACCATTGTTTAATACAAATTCAACAAGCATTGCATGATAAAATTGTAAAGGAGGAACTATGACTACAGCAGGAAAACCACAACAAAAATCTGTAAGTGTTCATCAACAACATTTAACTATTTATAAAGATGATCATAGAAACAATAAAGAGTTTTTAAAAAAACATCCATATACGGTAGTTTTAGATCACAAGGCTCCTAAAAAACATAAAAAACCTCACGAACATAGTTCTGTTTCAAAGCATCACCCCAATACAAAAACTAAAAAAACTCATCCTACAACTAGGTCAAATTCTCCACAGCATAATGCTCCACATCAACCAGAATTGAATACTGTAGAGTCAGATGATGATTTTGAGTTAGAGCAGGCAGGGATTGAGACTAATGAAGATTTTAGTTCAAAAGAAGATTCTGACAGTCAGGGTTCTTTTCTTTTTCATGAAATTTCACATGAAGATTATGATCCAGAAATAGATTTATTAGATCAAAGAGACCAAGTTCGTAGTCCGGTTTATGCTGGAACTACAGAACAACCGCAAACAAATTTAGATCCAATTGATAACGTAACAGTTGATGCAAGTTCTTTTGTGCTACAAAAAGATGCTCAAGACGGATCTGTTTCTTTTAAAGCAAGTGTTATTTTTGACTTTGAAGATAACCTTGATGATTATGATATTATTGTGACTCATATAAGTGGTTAATGTGAACCGATGGTATAATTATCATAGTGAATTTGGGGAAAAATGTATGGATTTGACTGGAACATATAGAATAACTTCCTCTGGTTCCGTCATTGGCGAATACCAGAATATGATAACCACTAACGGCCTTCTAGCGATTAATCAATATCTAGCAGGTCTTATTCCTAGTTGGGCTGGCTCACTTGGTATTGGTACGCTTTACAACAATATAACTGCATCTTCTACTGTAGCCTTAGACTATGAACTTAAAAGGTATCCTATAACATTAAAATCTTACAGAACAGTATCAAGTTCTGTCAATCAAATTGCTCTAAAAGCAACAATTGATCCAGATGCAGTCTTTCAGGCATACGAACTGGGTGTCTTTCCAATGGTTGTTCATGATGCAACATATCCAGATCATTATCCAATTACTGATTTTTCAGAACAGTTAAGCGGCTCCAGCCTTTGGACAATTGCTGGTGTAGCAGCAACAACAACTTCTTCAAGCGTGAGAGTTGGATTATACACAATTGCCCTCCCAGCAGGAAGCACAACATCAAATTCTGTTTCAATAAACACAACAACATATACAGAAGCAGATTATGCTAATTTATTAATGTACACACCAGCGTCTATAACTTCTGGATCATTTACGGTGCGACTTGGTGACGATTCTTCGGTACAAAATGTTTGGACTTCATCTATAGTTTTTTCAGCACCTTCCGCTGGTTATTATTCTGTAGCCGCAGACTTTGGAACAAAACCAACATTTTCTGATTATGCAGTTACATGTTCAGTAACTTATGCTGGTACTGGAACTATACAATTGGATCATTTGCAATTTGCTACTGGAGATACAAAAACTACAGATTTTAAATTAGTTAGTAGAACTGGACAATCAACTCCATTGTTTACAAAAACATACGGACAGCCTATGGAAATTGAATATTATATTCAGGTAACGTAATGGCTAATTCAAAAGATATTTATAAACTTCAGCCGGGTGGAACATATTCTGTACAAATTGTACCTAAAGGTTCTGATCCTAATAATCCCGGTAACGTAAAATCATTTAATACCACTTTTACTGTTCCAACAACAAATACTGATGGAACACCAATTCAAACTACTAACAGTTCAGTAAAGACGTTATATATTGGAAGTGGTGGTCTAATTGTTGGTGATGGTGTCACTGCTTGGGTGCAAATAACATCTGAAGGTTTATTTGGATATAATGCTGGTACACCAATTTTTGGTTTGCCAACTGACCCATCAGCATCACCATTCTTTACAAGTTTTTCATTAACTCAAACTGGAATGACAGCAATTGGGCAAGTTGTAACTAGTGCAAGCACCACTTTGAATTCAGCATCAGTAAAAGTTCCAATTGGTACTGCTTCTTTAATTAGTCCCGGTTGGTCAATTTATGGATTACCATTTTCTACTGCAGGAAATGGTGTTGTTAGTATTAGAAAAACGCCTCCTACTGCAGTTCTTATTCTTTCTAAAGTTGCTACTGCTACTTATGCAACAGGAACAAGTGCATCAATTATTCCAAATGCAAATATAATTGTTGGAACTTCTACTAATAATAATATTACAATTAGAGGACAAGGAACCCCCGGTCAGGCTGGTGCAATTTTTTCAGTGATTGGTGGTTCCGCAACATTGCCAACATCTGGTTCTGGATTTTATATAGATGAAGTTGGAAAATTCAGATTTGCAAGTTCTCCTTCCGCATATATTTCAGGTGATGGTTCAGGTAACCTTACAGTTTCAGGAACTATCGTTGCAACTGCTGGAAATATTGGTGGTCTGACACTCGCAGCAGATAAACTAAGTGCATCTTCGCCGGGATCTTATGTTGGTATTTCTGGAAGCGGAAACTACGCATTTTGGGCGGGAAGTGCAAACCCTGCTCTGGCACCATTTTCTGTAACTAATACTGGCGTTGTTACTGCAAGCAATTTAGTTATATCAAACGCTGTAACAGTAGGCTCGCTTGGAGGATTCTATTCAGGACTTACTCCAAGTTCTTCCATGTCAATTTTTGCTGGAGCAACAGCAAGTACGGGTACAGGTGCAACATTTTGGGTAACCAATACTGGTAGCGTTTATTCAGCAGGAGGGGCTTCTTTTCAAGGTCCAATACTTACCGCTGGCAACCTAGTTGGTTCATCCTTATCGGGCACTTCTAATAATAGCGGGAGCCTTGTAGGTGGAGCAATATATGTTCCATCAATTGGAGCAGCAAAATTCTATGTAGATTCTAGCGGAAATATGACAGCGGCAGGTGCTTCTGTAAGTGGATCTATTGTTGCTGCTGCAGGCAATATTGGCGGCTGGATAATTGCTCCTACAAGTTTAACTTCTGGCACTGGTGCAAGCGCAGTAGGGTTAACTACAGGGAATTATGCCATTTATGCAGGTAATACGACAGCATCTTCTGCACCATTTAATGTAACAAATACTGGAATTTTAACAGCAAGTGGTGCTAATATTACAGGTAATATAACCGCTAACTCTGGTTCAATCGGCGGATTTACTATTAACGGAAATACTCTATATGGAGGAACATCAGGTTCTATAGTTGGGTTAAATCCAACTAGTGGATCTTCAGTAATTTTTGCAGGGGCAACTTCAAGTGCAGGCACAGGAGCAACATTTTGGATTTCAGGAAATGGAAATATTTATTCTTCTGGAGGTGCCTCATTTGCTGGTCCTGTATTTTCAGCAGCGTCTATTTCTTCTCCAACTCTTTCAGGTAATATAACCAACAGTGGAAGTATTGTCGGTGGTTCGATATTTGTACCAAATGCGAGTTCTCCAACTTTCAGAGTTGATTCTTCTGGAAATATGTTGGCAACAAGTGCCTCAATTAGTGGTTCTATAACTTCAAATGCTGGTAATATTGGTGGTTGGGCAATTACTTCTGGTAATCTTACTTCCGGCTCTGGTGCAACAACAGTTGGTTTAACTACAGGAACATATGCTATTTATGCAGGTAATGCAACTCCATCATCTGCTCCTTTCAGTGTTACGAATACTGGTAATTTAATTGCAACAAATGCGACAATTAGCGGATCAATTAATGCAAGTTCTGGAACTTTTAGCGGAATACTAAATGCTACTACGGGTAGTATTGGTGGATTCTTAATTAACAATAATAGTCTATCTTCTTCTGGAGTTCTTATTTCTTCAAGTGCTGGATTAAGTTTAGGTTCTGCTGGTCAGTTTACAGTAAATCAAGCAGGAGCAATGGTTGCTCAAACTGCTTCAATCACAGGACAAATATCTGCAAGTTCAGGAAACATTGCAGGATGGAGTTTGACTAATCAAGAAATTGGAACTGGTACGGGAATAAATAGAATTGCTTTAAACTCTACCGCTTCACCTAAAATTTATATTGGTTATGGTAATTATGGAACGGGAGATACAGGATTTTATGTAGATTCCGCAGGATATTTCTCCCTTGGAAATCAATTGACCTTCGCCCCCGGTAAAGGTACTGCTTCAATTATTACAACATCTGCTACTTTTACAAATAACTCAGCAGTTTTAACAACTACATATAACAATAGTTCTAGTGTGATTATTCCCGGCATGTTGGTCACAAGCCTTGTCCTTCCAACTGGTGTCAAAGTTGCAAGCGTTACTTATGGTACAAGTGCTACAGCATACCTTAACTATGTTTACCCCGGCACTACGCAAACAACTAATACAACTTTCCAGTCAGATAATCTTTCTTTGCTTACCGTTAATGGAACAATTCGCGGGGCTATAGATTCAATAAACCCAATTAGTTCCCCCACCTTGTTTACTACAGTTACATCTGCTTCCATTAACACTGCTGCCAGTGCAGTATTATTTACTTCTTCTGCTGGACACTTTTTCAGTCCATCTAGTATTCTAATATTCTCAAATTTGCCAGCAACAAATAATTTGAATTTACTTAATTATGCTGCATCTGCAGGAAATGCTTATTTGATTACAAGCACTCCAAACAGTATGCAGTTTACAATTAACTATGCGGGACTGGGTTTGACAACTGGAACTCCAGTAATATCAAGTCGTGCAAGTATTCAGCAGTTAACGATGGGTCTTCATCCAGCAATGAATGCTGGAACATCATGGGCCAATAATACGGGAACAGGCGTGAGGCTTGATGATTATAACTGGTGGTTAGTCAATAATCAATTCCGCGTAGGAAATGCATTATCTTATTTTAAGTATGATGGTACTCAATTCAGAGTTGCTGGTGGAGGTACTTATAACTTAATCATGCAAGTTGGTGCCCAAGATTCTGCTAATCAGTTTGCTATAACTTCTGGATCAACTGGCACTTACAGTAGTTCTACCACTCCTTTCTATGTAGATGGTTCTGGAAAGATGAGTTTGGGAACGGGTCTTGTTTGGACAGGTTCAGGATTATCAATTGTCGGATCGGCTTCAATTAGTGGATCAATTGTGGCAAGCGTCGGTTCGGTTGGTGGATGGAACATTGCAGCGAATACCCTTTCTAGTGGATCAATTAACCTTGTATCAGGTGCTGCTCCTAAAATTTATATCGGGGCAGGTACTTATAGTTCATCAAACACTCCATTTTATGTTGATAATAGTGGCAGCCTTAGCATTGGAAATAAACTCACATGGAATGGCTCTAGGCTTTTAATTGGTGACCAAACAGGCGGTGCAGTTGGATTCCAAGCACCTTCTAATCCATCAGCAAGCGATATTGCAATTTATGCGGGTGCTTCAGCATTATTAGGAGCATCAGCAGCACCTTTTAGAGTAACTTATGATGGGACAATGTATGCAACTGGGGCGGTTATATCAGGATCACTCACTGCAACTTCTGGACAAATTGGAACTGGTAATGCAAATAATCGTTGGTATATAGGAACATCTGGTAATTATGGATCAATCAGAAATTATCCACTTACAGCAAGTTATCCCGCCTTTGTACCGTCAGTAGGAACTAGTGGATATTCTAATACTTATTCACCTTCATACTCTGCCTATGTAGTTTCTGATTCATATTATCCTGCAGCAATAGAAATAGATTCTTCAGGTTATATTCATATAAGAAGAAAAAATTATCAACCTTACGATACATCGTCTGCACAAAATTTGGCACAAGGAATCGTCCTTGATTCAACTGCAAATAATGATCGCATTAATGCAATCATGTGGTGGGGAGATGGTTCTGAAACACAAGACATAATAGATCAAGTTCCTTTCTATGTAGATATAAATGGAAATCTTTACAGCAAAACAGCAGATACAGATACCCTTTCTGCAAATACTTTATCTGTTGGAAATCTTTCTGCAGACAATTTTTATTTAGGAGAATTTGCTGGCGAAGGTTCTGGTTTCAAAACACTTTCAGCAGTATCGGACGGACTTGGATACATAACTTATACAATTAACGATACTAGTAGTCAGGGTTTCTATTCTTATGGAATCGCTATTGGTGAAAAAATAAAAATTTCAAACATGCCATTGTCATCAAATGGTTCTGATATTTATAATTCATCTAAGCAACAGGATTTAACATTTACTATATCTGATCAAAATTTTTCGGATGCCACTCAAACATTTAGCGTTTTTAATCCTGATGCTATTGGTATATATGAAAGTATTGCTCCTTCAGATTCGGCGTTTGGTATTGTAGTTAACTCGGTTCTTGTTTCTGATGCTATAACTGGAAATGTAGAAATTGGACCACAGCATCAAGTTCCAATATCTTATGATGGTTCAGTGCCAAGGGGTATTTCTGATGGAGATATTTATTTAGATTTAGTTAAATTACCTCCATATCCTTCTTTTTATGAATTAAAAGGTCCAGCACCCTTCTACCCAGTTTCTCCATCTGTAACAAATGCTGTCGCAAACAATTACCAGAAGCACCCATTGTTCTCTAACATACAGGTTCAAGTTCCTGCAGATGGAGTTTTGAAAGCAAAATTTAAAGGAATGTATAGATTTAGTAATGTTGATACAATAATTGGAGCATTCATGTCTGCTTTTCCAATATCAAAAATAGTTAATGTATCTGGGATAGCCTCGCAACCTTGGGTTTATTCTTCTTTTGATAATAGTTCAAATGATATTGGTCCTAGTGCTTCTTTAATAACAACAGCAAGTAATTTTTCTGGTGGAATATCTGCAACAGCAACAGTTACTGCAGCAACAACGGGGATACCTATTCTTTCTGCAGGTAGAATTTTTATTCCAGCAAATTCACTTTTTAGTTCTTCTACAGTAGCAGCAACGAATGTATCATTTGATAATGATAATATTTTGGATGGCATGTTCTTATCCGCTTCTGTTAGTGGTTCTAGTGGACCGGGTACTTTTACGGCAAGTATATCAAATATTACAACAGGATTTTTTTCTGTTGGAACATTAATAATCCCAGCATATACTGCATCCTTAAGTAATCCTACTGCTAGTATTATTTCTACAAATGCATCTGTGCCCGGTGCAATTGTTCCCGGCATGATCATAAGGGATAGCAGTTCAAAACTGTATCAGATTAAAACATTTTCATTATCAAATAATATTGGAGTTGTTACTCTTACGGCCTCAACAACATCTGTGAATCTTTCAGCATCAGTGTTTAATGCAGTATCCCTTGGGACAACTATTCCATCTAACCTTGTATATAACGCATCGGCTTTTAATGTTTTTAAAATATCTTCTTTTGTAAATTCAAATTTTGCATTAACACCAGCATCAACTCAATTTTTAGTAACTGATCAAACAGAAGGTAATGCGCTAGGATGGCAAACATATACAAAAATTCTCGGCTTTACCCCCCCTGCTATTTATCAAAGTTTTTCATTCGAAAAAGTAATACCATTAAAAAATGTTCAACAGGGCGGGCAAATAATGAATTTTGACTATAACGCTTTTTATTATGGAACAACTGCTCCAAGTGTTACATACAGTCATTGGCAATTTGAATATTATCCTTATGGATATTACAGTGGAGATACTTTCTCTGGAGGAAGCGAAACTCCAACAACTCCGACAATTGGTATATAATAGTAGTATGCCAGATTTTATTTCTTATTATAAAAACAATAAATATCCTTCAGCCCAACAACAACTTTCTATTGGTCAAGTATCAGGAACCCCCATAACAGTTGTTCTTAATGTTCCATCTCAAGTAAACTCAGGAGTTTCATTTTACTTCAGCGGAACTTTATCAGCAGCAGGAACAGGGACGATTACTATTCAAAAATTGAATGGTACAGCATGGACTACTGTGACAACAGCCGTTGCTGGTTCTTCATGGACAAGTCTAACTATGACTCCAATCACGACTGGAACTACTTTTAGGGCTTTTTACAGTGGAGATGCTACTTATCAACAAAATTATTCATCTTCTAAAACAGTAAAATGTTGGGGTATAAAAACTAATCAGCAGAAAATTTTTTCATGCTATTCGTCAAGGAGTCACTACGCTGTTAATTCTAATACATATTCAAGTTTAGTTAGAACTGATTCTGGAAATGATCTTTATCAAGGGTACACATCTTCTACTTATGCAAAACAGGTATCTCAAATATATTTTGATAATGCAAGTAGTATTATAAATGGTTATCTTAATGTTGAAGGTGGTGGTGGCAGTACCTCTACCATAATTGGATATTTTAATTCTTTAAGTTCTGTAACTATTACAAAAGTTGAACTTTATTTAAATTGTAAATCATGGGCTGTGTCAAGTGGCGGCACCGCTTACGTTTTTCCATCTATTTATCTCGCTCTTGTAGGTGCAACAAATATGGATTTTGCATTTTACTCAGGAGTACCTGCAATAAGTGCTTCATGGTCTACAGTGTCTGGTTCAAAATGGATTGATGTTTCTTCTTTTAATTATATGGGACCATCCCTAGGAAAATGGGACTATACCCTCAACGGCAATGTGATCAATTTTTGGGCCATGTTTAATGGCTTTGATTTAGCAAGAAATAATACATCAAATATATATTATGGAAGATTTACGGGTAATGGTGATTCAGCAGAACCTCAACTAAGATTTACCTATTCTTATTACACTTACGTTTAGATATTTGATATAATTAAAGAAAATGACGCGGAGATGAAATGAAAGAAGTTAATTACAACATTATTCAGGGTGACAATTTTCAATTGTCCCTGACTTATACCGACTCTTTAAATGTTCCCATTAATTTAACAGGTGCCTCAGCATATTTTGAGGTTAGAGATAAGCCGGGTGGTAGTATTTTGTCTGCTACTGCTTCTGGCGCTCCCGGCATTACAGGAGATGGTATTACGTTTACTGCCTCTGCTGGTTTAATAAATTTAAACATAAATCCCTCTAAGACTAAACTTTTTAATTATCCAAAATCTGCTTATCAGTTACAATTAACATCTTCTGGCGGGATTAAAACAACTCTCCTTCAAGGATGGTTCCTTGTTAATGCAGGGGTTATTAATTAATGACAAAAAACATTATAATAGAACAGACAAGTGTTCATAATGTAGAAACAGAAAAAGTTGTCAATCAAGTTGTTATGGTTGAACATTCTAACATTCTTGCTGTTTCTGATGTTGGGGTTCAAGGTCCACCGGGTTCTACTGGTCCACAGGGTTTAACTGGGCCTCAAGGTGCATCAGGACCGCAAGGTTCAACTGGCCCACAGGGTCCGGTAGGAGATGCGACAGCAGTATTAAGTTACAGGTTTGAGCAACAAAGTTCGTCGGCAGTATGGAATATTACTCATAATCTTGGATACAGGCCAGCAGTAACAATTCAAGATTATGGACAAAATACAATAGAAGGGGATGTGCGTCACATATCTGTGAATAACTTGACAGTAAGTTTTTCAACCGGAGTCTCTGGGTATGCATATCTTTCATAGGAGATAGTAAATGGCTAAAAAGTTTCTAGTTAATATTGATTTGGGTGGGAATCAACTTTTAAATGCTTTAGCACACCCACAGTCAGGATCACCAACTGCTTATGGAAAAGGGCAGTTATGGTTCGATACAAATAATAATCAATTAAATGTTTACAATGGTACAACTTTCGTACCCTTGACCACTGGTGGAACTTCTGTTACATCTCTTAATGGTTATACAGGTGGCGTTACCCTTTATGGCACTGCAAGTCAAGTTACAGTAACAAATACTGGTACCGGATCGATTACTTTCTCCCTACCTTCTACAGTTTCTTTAACAACTGCATGTGCAACTAATTTTTACGGTGCATTTAATGGTACTGTTACAAACTCTACCCAATTAAATAATCAAAATGCTTCATACTACGCTCCAATTGCTAGTCCAAACTTTACTACTGGAGCATCGGTAGCGGGTAATAGAATTATTACCATAGCGGATAAATTTACTGCTGCAGGTGCCGCAGTGTCTTCATCAGAACTTGCTGGCGTTATGTCTGATGAGACAGGTACCGGAAACCTAGTATTTAATAATGCGCCGACGTTTGCTGGAACTGTAAATCTTGGAACATCTGTTGCTTCAGGTTCTGTAACAACAGCACTTAATTCATCAAGTTTTGGTAGTCAGCCCATTTCGTACTTTGCCCCAATTACTAATCCTAATTTTACAACTGGTGCATCTGTCGGTGGAAATAGAATTACAACTATTGTGGATAAGTTTACTGCTCACACTGCTGCAGTATCGTCATCTGAATTAGCCGGTGTTATTTCTGATGAAACTGGTACTGGCGCACTTGTATTTAATAACTCACCATCGTTTGTTACACCAAATATTGGTACTGCTACTGGTTCTGTAACATATGCAACAAATGCGGGGAATGCTAACACAGTAACAAATGGTATTTATATTACTGATACTGGAACAGTCACATCAACAATGATTTTGAACGGAACTATCCTTGATACTGATATTAATGCTGTTGCCGGGATTGCTGTAAGCAAATTATCAGCAAGTCAAGTAACTATTGGTTCAACAGCAATTGGTTTAGGAACTACTGCAAATTCAATTGTTGGTTTAACAACTGCATGTGCGACAAATTTCTATGGAGCGTTTAACGGGAATGCTACGACAGCGACAACTGCAACTAACCTTTCTGGCGGTACAGTCAATGCTACAACAGGATCATTCTCAAGCACTCTTAATGTTACTGGCACATCAACTCTAGGAACAGCAAATACTGGTGCCTTAACAGCAACAACAGGATCTTTTTCAAGTACTCTTAACGTCACAGGTACATCAACTTTAGGTGCAACAAATGTTGGTGCTTTAACCGCAACTAGTGGTACTATCGGTGGAAATACAATTGCTACAAGTGCAAATAATTTAGGGTTTTTTGCAACGGGCGGGAATATAAACCCTGCGACCATAACAACAACAGGCGATGTAACTATTGGTGGGACACTCTACCTTTCAGGATCTTCTACATATGTTTCAAGTAGTATTACAGTAATTCAAGATCCAATGATATACCTTGGTCATGATAATCCAACAAACATTTGGGATCTTGGTTTCGTTGCTTCATTTACTTCACCACAGTACCAACATACGGGCTTTGTCAGAGATCATAATCTTACAAACACATGGAGACTTTTTTCTGGTGCCGCTGAGCCTGCTAATGCAAGCGTAAACTTTGCTGGTGCTAGTGTTATTCACGATACACTTGCATTGGGTTCATGGCAAGTTATGTCAGGTTCAGGTACTGGAACGGTAACCGCATCTATCACAAATGCTGGTTTCTTAACTGCCCCAAGCGCCAACTTTACAAGTGCCCTACAATTTAATGGTGCAGCAGTAGCGACTCAAGCATACGTTACTGCTAACTCTACAGCCAAATATACAGGAACAATAACTGGAACAGGATCTTTAAATTCCTTTACCGTTACCCACAACCTTGGGACAAGAGATGTTATTGTTCAAGTTTATCAAACATCTGCTACTCCAGATACTCAGTATGCGTCGGTAGAAGTGGATATTGCTAGAACATCAGCATCGGTTGTAACCGTATCCTTTGCAAGCAATGTCGCAAATGGCGACACTTATAACGTAGTCGTTCACGGATAACAATGACAAAGCAATTTAAAGTTGGCATATATGCACCTAGTGCCACGTTTGTTACAGCATCAATAACAGGCGGGACAGTTGCAGGCGCTAACGTGTTCCTTGGAACTGCAACATATGGATCTTCAGCAACACCCTTTTATGCAAATAATAGCGGAAGTGTAAGCATTGGAAATAAACTTACATGGAATGGGTCTACTTTATCAATTGGTGATACTTCAAATGGTACTGTAGGATTATCTGCTCCCGCCAATCCATCTGCAAGCAATATAGCCATTTATGCAGGAGCATCTGCTTATTCTAGTGCATCAATAGCCCCTTTTAGGATAGATTATGCTGGAAACCTTTTTTCTTCAAGTGCCAACATTTCTGGTGGAAGTGCTAATTTTACAAATGGAGCGTCCGTTAATTCAAATAGAATTACAACTGTTGCAGATAAATTTACTGCTCTCGTTGGAATAGTCGCATCATCTGAATTAATTGCGCTCGTATCTGATAAAACTGGATCGGGAAGTCTGGTATTTAGTAACTCCCCTTCTTTTATAACGCCAAACATTGGCAATGCAACTGGTTCAGTTTCTTATGCAAGTAACTCAGCCTCTTTAAACAATATTGCTGGATCATCTTATGCACAATTATCTTCTGCTAATTTTACATCAGCCAGCGTTGGATCTAATCCAATATACACTAAGTCTACCGCACCCTATCAACCACAAACATTTTTTTACACAGGCTCTGTTGCAGTTTATACATCTTCTTCACGATTTTATAATGATACAGGTGGAACAAGATCAATTATTTCTGTAAGGGCAAGCGTAGGTTCAGCACCAACTGGATCTGCCATGCTTATTGATGTGAGAAAAAATGGAACATCTGCTTCAAATACTATTTTTACAGGCAGTTCAATATCTATTCCTGCAACATCATTTACTTCTGGAGCATCTACATCATTTAATTCTGGAAGTTCTTTGGCCCCCAATGATTATTTAACTGTTGCTATTTCTCAAGTAGGGTCAACCGCAGCAGGCTCTGATTTAACAATACAAGTTAACTGGAGTTAATGTGGCTGTTGCAGTTAGAAGCATAAGCGGAAGTACTACAAATGCGGCAACTACTGGAGCCAACTCTTTGGCTACGGCAGCGCCTTCTGGAAAATCCACTGGCGATCTTCTGGTTTTAATTGTTTCTAACAGGAGTAATATTGGTCTTGGTGTACCGGCACTTGGCACTGGATCGGCAGGATGGAGTGCGGCATCACCTTTTTCTTCTGCATCAGTAACTGCAACTGGCACTAGCGGTATTTCAACTAAATGGTGGTGGCGTGTTGCAGACGGAAGTGCAAACGATACCCCAACAGTAACAGGTTCTTTTACAAGCGGTGATGACGGTAATATTTCTTATTCCCTCCTTGCTTTGACGGGTGCTTTAAATAGTGGACCGGGTGATGTTGGAGCAGCATCCACGGCTTCATCTGGAGCGAATGTTCTTCCAACAATTACAACTACTCAGGCAGCAGATTTACAAATTGGTTGCTGGGGAAGTTATGACAGTACGGGGAATAATCTAGCAACCTTTGGTGCAGTTCCATCAGGTTGGACTTTTTCTGGTTCGACAGCAAACGCGACGCTTGGTAATATTAATGGTGGTCAGTACGTTGCGTATAGAACAATTGCTTCTGCAAGTACGGTAACGGGTGCTTCAGTTTCACACTCTACAGTTGCTCAGCAAACAATGACAACTGTAGCAATTAAAATTGCAGTCACTTCTGTTATAACTAATAAAATTGGTTGGGGTACGTCAATAATATGAAATTTGGTAAAATATATAGTCTAGCCTATAAATAAAAATATTGTTATACTATACAAGACACGAAAGGAAAAATATGTCACAGCAAGCAGTTGAACAACCACAGGCACCTCAGCAGGTTATCGAACTAGTGGTGCAGGAACTTCAGAATCGTATTGGTCAGGTAACGACTCAGTACGAAACAAATATGGCTGTGCTTAAGGCACAGGCAACAACAGAAATTCAGAGCCGCGATAAGCGTATTGAAGAACTTTCAAGGGCGTTAGCAAATGCTGCGTCGAAGAACTCAAGTAATTAATAATACAAGAGTCCCCGGCGGGTTAATTGCAAGTACTGAAAAGGGCGATTATCTTGTTAAAGGTGATAAAAGGTTCAAGTTTGTATCATCAAGAGCCAGAGATTCTTGGAATTTAAAAACAGTTAAAACTACAGAATTTGCAATGTCTTCATATAAAATTGCTGGTGTTGTAGGTTTTCGTGATGGTACTTTAATTAGGGATATATCTAGTCATAAGATATACTTAATATCAGACTACAAAAAACATCATGTTGTCTCTCCCGACTTTTTTAAAAGTTTGGGGTATAGCATGAAAGATGTCCTACTTGTTTCTTCTAAAGAATTAGTAGTTCATCAAGAAGGAGAACCTTTATATGGCTAATAACATTATTGTTGATGTTAGTGAAATAAATCAGGCTATTCAAAAAGTTAACGATTTGAATAATAGATTTTCAAAAGATCATTCCACTATTGAAAATATTATAAAAGAAGTCGGAGATTTAAGAAATTTTCATGCAACCTATGCTTTAAAAGCAAATAGTTGGAAAACCTCAACAAAAAATGGTAAGGCTGTAAGAAGCCTAACAGTAGCCTTTTCTAAAATACATTTTTATGCTACACCAGTTGTGCATGTTTCTATTGAAGGAATTCATAATGGCTTGCAGGTATCTCTTTCTAATGTAACTCATAGTGGATGCGAAATTCATGTTATGAAAACTCAAAAGTCAAATGCTTTTTCTTCAGCAGAATTAGGGCATAAGATACATTTAAGCGCACATGGTTATTAATGTACACACCCGTAAGTTCATGGGTTAAAAAAGAAAAGCGTTATTATGATGGATATGTCATAATAAAAATACCAGAACACCCTAAGTCATTCAACAGTTGGTACTACGAGCATAGACTTGTAGTGGAAGCCAGCCTTGACAGAATTCTTGAAGACTGGGAAACTGTTCATCATATAAACGAAAACAAAGAAGATAATAGATTAATTAATTTGTTTCTTTGTACAAGAGCGCAACATAATAAAGCGCACAAAAATTAAGGATATACATGACAAACGATCTTAAATGGATGATGGTTTCGGACGTTCATTTCCCTCGCCATGATCCACGAAAGGTAGAGTTGTTTTTAAAGGTTATGAAGGCTTTCAAGCCGGATGCAGTGGACCTCCTTGGAGACATTGATGATGCTGATTCAACTTCACGTTGGGCAGCAGATAAACCTTTAGAAATGTCTGTCTCTATTTATGATGGTGGAGTTAGTGGAACTAGAGATTTTCTAGCAGAAATTAATAAAATTGTTCCAAAGGCAGACAAGCATTTTCATGATGGAAATCATGGATGGACAAGGCATGGGGATTACCTTGCAAAGAAGGCTCCCCAGTTCTTAGAGTTACTTACCCCTGATATTCTTTATGAATACAGTAAGAGTGGCTTTGATTGGCATTATTATGATGCGCCTCCTGTTAGACGTTTTGGAGATATCTATGGTCATCATGGAGAATCTATTTCAAAGCATTCTGGGGAGTCAGTTCGTAATGATGTAAACAATTGGGGTATATCCCTAGTGCGTGGGCATTCTCATAGAATGGGTGCGTATTTCCAGACCTATAATTTGTCTGGTCAAGAGTTGCGTGGATATGAAATTGGACACCTTTGTGATGAAGATCAAATGGACTATTCCATTCAGAAAAATTGGCAGGCGGGATTCGCTGTAGCCCATGTGGTTAATGATTATCCACATATTCAGTTAATACAAATACACGATTATACATGCGTAGTAGACGGTAAAGTCTTTACAGCATAAAAGGAGAAAACATGTACGGATGGTTGGTATTCGGTCTTGCAATTGCAGTTGTACTTCTAACTTCAGTTTTTAAGACCATTGACGTAAATTCAAAGGTTAAGTCACTTATTGCAGTTGTACTTTCAATTGTTGCTGGCGCAGCAACTGTATGGGCAACACAGAATGGTGATTTTTCAACTATTAATATTGCACAGGCAGTTGCCCTAGTTTATGCAGCCTCACAGGTTGTATATGACTTTATTTTCAAGGGCACTTCTGTAGATCAGGCACTAACTTCTGTCACACCATTTGGTGGAGGAAGTTCAGGCCCAGTAGATGAGCAGCCACCAGCAGGGGCGTAATGTACTGCCGTAAATGTAGCGGCAGAGTTTTTGTTGATAGAGTGTTTAGTTCTTCTCTAAGAACTGAGTTATTCTGCATAATGTGCGGAAGACGATGGTTTATTAAAAATGGAAGCAATAGGTTTTCACAATGGTTAAAAACAAGAGAACAAAAAGTGGCGTTGGCGAGCGTTGGACCTACTTCTATTTGAATGAAAAGTTACATAAAACTATCTCTGTAAACAGATCAGATAACTTGCTGGTTGCATGGGATTATAAAGAAGGTAAGCGCGTTGCCTATGTCTTGTCAGACGCATATAGACATAGGCAACGTGCTTATACCACTACACAGGTAGCCCATATGCTGGACCGCCATTATGACACAATAATTCGTCATATTGATGCCGGAAGCATTCCTTACCCTCAACATGCTTATTCTTTAAATGGTAAAAGAAGAATCATTAGATATTTATTCAGTGAAAATGATATTAGACAAATTCATGATTTCTTAAAAACTGTACATATTGGTAGACCTAGATATGATGAAAAAATTACAAATAGCAATATGATCAGTAATGCTGAACTAGAAGCCTTGCTAAGAAACTCTACTGTACTATACACTAAGACAGGTGACGGGGAATTCGTTCCTGTCTGGAAGCAACCGGAGTGGTGATGGAAGAATTAAAGAAGTCAACGTACGTTAATGTTGAATTGTCATACACACGAAATCTTGGAAACTATGAGAACATTAAAGTTAATTTAGGTGTACAGGATTATGTGCGTGATGGTGAAAACGTCAACGCAGCAATGGATAGAGTCTACGCATTTGTAGAAGATAAACTTATAACCAAGATGGAAGAAATCGAAAAAGAACTTAAGGGGTAATTATGACAAAGGACGATGCAAAGTTTGCACATTCCCTCCTAACCCTTTACTCTAATCTTTATTTAGATAAATATTCAAAGGCAGTAACTGTTAATCGCCATAGAGAAAAGTGGGCGATGGTTGACGTTATTGATAGTATTGGTTACGAGCGTGCTAAAACTCTTCTGCTCTATTATTTTCAATGTAACAAGCCCGGTCATCCTCTTCAATGGTTTTATTTTAATTTTGACAAGTTAGATGAAATGTTGAAAAAGATTGAAGAAGATAAAGATAAACGTGCTAGGATGAGAGCGGCAACAAAGATGATGATGGAGGGCAAAGCATGAGTACAGAATCAGCAGTCATTACGGCTGTTTGTAAAAATAAAGATATTTCAGTTCTTCTACAAGACAACGTAGATGATTTTTTTATTTCACACAGAGATGTGTGGGATGGACTAAAGTCTTATTACTATAAGTTTAAATCAGTTCCAGATGTTGAAGTTCTAGTAGATCGGTTTAATAACTTTGATCCTGCTAACGTAACAGCAGAAACTGGCTACTACCTTGATCAACTTAAAGATGAGTATCTTAGTTCTAAGATTCGTAACATGCTTCTTAAGGCTGGTGGCGATTTAAAGGGTAATGCTGCTGCGCGTGTTCTTACAGATATGCAGTCTGAAATTGCCAGCCTTTCACGTCTTACCTCTACAGTACGAGATTTGGACGTTACAGATTATGAAAATGCTAGTAAGCACATCGAGAATCTACGCGCTCGCTCAGAAGCGATGGGTGGATCACCGGGAATTCCCACAGGGTTCAAGGCTATGGATCTTGCATATCCTACAGGAATGGCACCGGGACATTTGATTGTTGCAATTGGTTGGCCCGGTAAGGGTAAGACATGGTTCACTTCGTACCTTGCATGTAAGGCTTGGGAGCAAGGTTTTAAGCCAATGATTGTGTCTCTTGAAATGTCTCCTGAAAATATGCGTGACCGTATTTACACTATGCTTGGTAGCGGAATTTTCCGTGCCAGTGATTTCTCACGCGGTAATATTAATCTAGATGATTTTAATTCATGGGGCAAGAAGAATTTTACAGACAAGCGCGGCTTCGTCCTTGTTTCTAATGAAGGCATGGCTGATGTTACTCCACAAACAGTTCAGGGTAAGATTGATCAGCATCGTCCAGATCTAGTAATTTGTGACTATCATCAACTATTTAATGATTCAAAGAAGTCTAACAGTGAAGTAGAACGTAATCGTAATATTTCGCGGGAGTTCAAACTACTTGCTGTTAGGAATAACATTCCTGTAGTAGACATTACTGCTGCTACTGCTGACGACGTTTCTGATCATAACGATCCTCCCATGCTTAATCAGGTTGCATGGTCTAAGGCTATTGAGTATGATGCAGATCACGCCTTTGCGGTACATAGGACTCCTGATACTAATATTATTGAAATTGTTAATAGGAAGAATCGTCATGGCACAGAATATGATTTCTACCTTGATTGGGATATTGATCGTGGTGTCGTTAAAGAAATATATGGTGACCTGCAGTAATATCCTGATATAATTTAATCAGGAGAAATATATGCCAAAACAAATACATAACTTTACTATTAGTGGAGTTATTGGAGATGATTCACATATCGTCAAGGCAAGAGAGAATTACGAGAAAATTCTTATTCAGCAGATGAGAGACAAAGGATATGTCCCTGTCTTAGACATGCTACCTCAATTTAAAATTTCGTACATCGAAGCAAAAAATCAGTATGGATTTATTCTGACCTTGTATGGTATATTTATAGGCAAGTCAAAAGTAGATAATTTTATCGGTTTCTCCGGTCAAGACTTCATTCCTAGATAGGAAAAAAATGTTGACAGACACATACAGTCAGGCCCACGTTAGAGCAATCATTAACGGTTTGGGTCTAAAAATCTTTTCTGAAACGTATAATGATTTCTTATGTCTATGTCCTTTTCATGGGAATAGGCATACGCCTTCTTTTTCAATAAGTCATACAAAGGGTTTGTATCTATGCTTTAATCCTTCATGTGATGCATCGGGAACTATTTTAGATTTAGTTAAGCAGGTTTCTCACAGAAATGATTACGAGTCTTTAAGGTTTATTCAGTCTGTAAAAGAAGATTCAGATATTAACTTTGAAGATGAGTTGGCTTCGTTGTTAGAAGACAAGCCAGAGTTTATCCCATTTCCGTTGGAGAAGTTAAAAGAAATGCATCAGGATCTATTAAAAGAAAATAACTATGCTGCATATGATTATTTGCTGAAACGCGGAATCAGTGGCAACTCAATTGATTATTTTGGATTGGGATATTCGTCTAAGCAAGACATGATTATTGTTCCAGTGCATAGCCCAGATGGGATTCCCGTTGGTTTGGTTGGAAGAGGTATTAGTGAAAAGAAGTTCAAGAACTCAAACAATTTGCCAAGGTCGAAGACGATGTTCAACCTGCATCGCGCTAAAAAATTTGGCGGGACAGTCGTCGTTTGCGAGTCAAGTTTCGATGCTATTAGAATTCATGGCGCTGGATTCCCAAACGTCATAGCCACTCTTGGTGGATATATATCAAAAGACAACCTATCCAATTTGAATCGATACTTCTCAAAAATAATTATCATGACAGATTTTGATAATAAGGAAGAATACATTGTAAGTAATTGTAGGAAGTGCTATCCTCAAGAATGTAAGGGTCACAATCCCGGCAGGGATCTTGGTGTGACGATTGCTAGGTCTTTGTTGAATAAAGATGTTCAATGGGCTTTGCATGATAGTAAGAATGTTTACCCAGAGGGATGTAAAGATGCTGGGGACATGACAGATGATCAGATCAAGCATTGTATAAAAAACGCTATAACAAACGTAGAATACTCTTCCCTAGATCTGTACTAACTGATATAATATTAATAAGGACAAACTACAAAGTCCATTACACATTAGGAGAATACATTATGGGTTTAGTTAAAGGCTTAAAGGCCATGAACAGTACACTAGATAGGCCGTCAGGCGGCGACGGACAGAAGGGCCGCTGGCTAAAGTTAGCCGACAATCAGAGCGTAAAAATCACATTTCTTCAGGAACTAGATCCTGATTCACCAACATACGATGAAAGCCGTGGGGCTGGGTTCATTGCTATGGAACATACTAATCCAAAGGATTACCGTCGCAAGGCGCTATGTAGCATTGACGATCAGGGTCGTTGTTATGGTTGCGAGCAGCATCGTAAAGATCCAAAGGCTGGCTGGAAGAGCCGTAGCCGACTTTACATTAATGTTCTAGTTGCAGATGGAACAGAAGATCCATATGTCGCTATCATGTCTCAGGGTTCTGGCCCTAAGTCAGCGACACCAGAAATTATTCAGTATGCTGGTGAAACAGGTAGTATCACAAATGTTACTTGGCGTTTGAAGCGTGTTGGTCAGGGAACAGAAACAAGTTACAGCATTATCCCTCTACCAACCACAGATCAGCCAAAGGGCGATTTTGAACTGTTCGATCTTGAGAAGATTGCTGTTCGTGATGTTCCTTATTCAGATCAGGCATCCTTCTACGATGGTCCAGATGCACCTTCGTCAGAATCATCATCCACTTCGGATATTTGGTAAATATAACTATGTGCTAGAGTGGGGTGGGTCAATAGATCCACCCCACACATATTTTAGGAGAAACCTTGTCAGATTTTGTACACTTGCACGTCCATTCACATTATTCTTTGATGGATGGGCTTTGCTCTGCTGAAGAATTGCTTGGTGCTGCAAAGGATCTTGGTCAAAATTCGATTGCTATTACAGATCATGGAACTCTTTCTGGGCATCGTGAAATGCAGGCAGCAGCAAAGACTGCTGGGATGAAGCCTATTCTTGGAGTAGAAGCGTACATTTCTGAGACAGACAGATTTGATAAGCGTGACATTAAGAATCGTGATGATAATACTCAAGTGTTTAATCATATTATCTTATTGGCGCGTGATCAGGAGGGGCTTAAGAATCTCCAGCATTTGTCAGAGTTGGCTTGGACAGAAGGTTTTTACAGGAAGCCTCGCATTGATTTAGAGATCTTGGGTGATTATGGTAATGGTATTACTGTTCTTTCTGGATGTATGAATGGTCTTATATCTAAGGCTATTTCAAAAGATAATCTTGATCGTGCAGAACAATTAACTCGCTGGTTTCGGGATCGTTTTGAGAATAATTTTTACATGGAGATTCAGCCGCACAATCCTGCGTCGTTGAATCATGAATTACTTAGGCTTGCAGATAAGTATGGTGTTGCCCCGATTGTTACATCGGATTGTCATTTTGCTACTCCAGATCAAAGGGGCACAGAAGAGGCTTTGCTTATTCTGTCAACTAAGCCTTCTTATAATAAAGAAGCAGATTTTAGTCAGTCTCGTAAGATGGATTTGTTTGAGAGGTTTAATTATCTTTATCCAGATCGTCCGATTAGTTTTCAAGACATTGATGTTTATGTTCAAGACAAGATGGGTATTTCAGATACGTTAAAGGCTCAGGGTATTGATCGTAATGATATTTATGAGAACACTCTTGCAGTAGCGGATTCTGTTGGAGATTATGATTATATTGTTGGGAAGAATCTTCTTCCTGTTCCTAAGCGTAATGCTCACGACAAGTTGCGTGAAAAATGTCTTGAGGGTTTGATTAATCGAGGCATCATTGATGATAGTGTTTACAATGATAGGCTTGACATGGAACTATCAGTAATTAAGAAAAAGGATTTTTCTGCTTATTTCTTAGTTGTTGAAGATATGATTACATGGTCAAAGTCTCAGGGAATTCTTGTGGGGCCGGGACGTGGCTCAGCAGCGGGTTCCTTAGTTTGTTACCTTCTTGGTATTACAGAAGTAGATCCAATTAAATATGGATTGTTGTTTGGTCGATTTATTAATGAAGAGCGAAACGATTTTCCTGATATTGATACAGACTTTGAAGATGTTAAGCGTAGTGATATTAAAGAGTATCTTCGTAAGAAGTTTAAGCATGTGGCGTCTATTTCAACTTATCAGTATTTTAAGGATAAGGGTGTCATTCGTGATGCTTCCCGCGTTTTTATGACTCCATTGATTGAAGTTGATCGCGCTATGAAGACCGTAGATACCTTTGAGGATTTTGAAAAATCTCCAAACACACAAGAGTTCAGGCAGAAATATCCAGAGGTTCTGGACCTTGCTAGGAAACTTCGTGGACGCATTCGTGGTACAGGTGTTCACGCATCAGGCGTCATTGTTTCTAATGTTCCTATTGATAGGTATGCTCCTGTAGAGACTCGTAAAGATCCCGGCGATTCTGTTTCTGGTAGGATTCCAGTTATTGCATATGACATGGACCAAGCAGCGGATATTGGATTTATTAAACTAGATGTTTTGGGTCTTAAAACCCTATCAGTCATTTCTGATACAGTTAAGATGATTGAACAAAGGTACGGAAAAGTAATTGATCCAGTTAACATTCCGTTAGATGATAACAATGTTTATCACATGCTGTCTATTGGTTTTACCAAAGGTGTTTTTCAGGCAGAGGCAACTCCTTACACTAATCTTCTTATGAAGATGGGTGTAGATAATTTTGAAGATCTAGTTGCTTCTAATGCTCTTGTAAGGCCCGGTGCTATGAATACTGTTGGTGCAACTTATGTTGCTCGTAAGCAGGGCAGGGAGCAAGTCAAGTATGTTCATGAAATCATGGAACCATTTCTTAAACAAACTTATGGTGTTGTAATTTATCAGGAACAGGTTATGCAAGCATGTGTGCATCTTGCTGGCATGTCTTGGGCAGATGCAGATAAGATTCGTAAGATTATTGGAAAGAAGAAGGATGTACATGAGTTTGATATATTCAAGGAACAGTTCGTTATGGGGTCAGCGGAACACATTGATAAGGAAGCCGCTGAGCAACTATGGCACGACTTTGAGGCGCACGCCGGATATTCGTTTAATCGTTCTCATGCCGTGGCATATTCCATGCTCTCATATAGAACCGCATGGCTTAAATACCACTACCCACTTGAATTCATGTTCGCTCTGTTAAAGAATGAAAAAGACAATGATGCTAGAACGGATTACTTGCTTGAGGCTAAGCGTCTGGGTTTGAAGATTATGCTTCCGCATGTAAACAAGTCTGAGATTGACTTTTCTATTCAAGAGGATGGAATCAGGTTTGGACTAGCCAATATTAAGTTTATTTCAGATAATATTGGTAATAAGATTATTGATGCTAGGCCGTTTAAAACGTATAGCGAGTTGCTTGAGTTTGCTCAGAAGCGTGGCAGTGGAATTAATTCTCGCGCTATTGGGGCGCTGAATGCTATCGGTGGAGCGCATTTTGATGATAACCCTAAGACTGGTAATGAGTCAGATAATCTTTACGAGTATCTTAATATCCCAAAGTTTGATCTTAGTAAAATTACTCCAGAGATAAAGACTCAGATAACTCCGTTGGATGATTTTGAGGAACAGGGATGTTTCATTGTTATGGGTATGGTCAAATCAATTAAGCGTGGGACAGGTTGGTCGCGTGTAGAGTTGGTGGATGATACTGGTTCTATTGGTATTTTCCATAATGAGAATACTCAGATAGAAACTAATACTATGTATATGTTCCTTGTGGGCGACAATAGAATTCATCGATATGTTACTATTGATGATGTTGTAGAGAAAACGGACGATGTGTTTGTTCGTTATCTTAAAGCAGAAAAGATTCCTGCAAAGGATGGGGAGTATGCGGTAATTGATTTTACTCCTTATAGAACAAAAGCAAACAAGATGATGGGTCACGTTATTCTTTCTAGCGGAGATAAGCAGTTACGCAGAGTAATCGTGTTCCCTAAAAACTATTCGTTAGCCCTTGGTAAGATGAAGCCGGGGGTAATCTGTGATCCAATTATTAATCGTATGGATGACGGAACCGTATTTGTAAAGGATATTAAATAATGACTGAAACAGTAAGTGAAGAAGATTATGTACCTGTATCTGCTGAATTAATCCTAGCAGCAGTTCTTAAAACATTGGGTCTAGTTTCTATTCCCACCGAAGCGTTGATGCAAAGTTACGATCAATATCAGATTAAGATAGATCAAGAAGTTGAAGATTTTATTACTCTACAGTTGGTTGAGGTTTCAAATGATGAATCTTGATGATTTTTCCCTAGAACTTAATGACCTTGCTACACAAAAAGGTTTCTGGACACATGAGCCTGATATTAATTTTATGCTTGCTAAGTTAGCACTTGTTCATTCAGAGGTAAGTGAAACTCTTGAGGCTCTAAGAAAGCAGAAGGGGCAAGATTCGGTAGAAGAAGAGTTAGCCGACATTCTAATTAGGTTGCTTGATTTTGTGGGTGGCGCTAAAAAGTCTGGATGGATTAGCCCTACGACCTCCTTTGAGCAAGTTGTTCTTGATAAAATTGAGATTAATAGAAGTCGTCCTAAAAAGCATGGGAATCTAATCTAGTAATACGCATTACTGTATAATAGAATCAAATGACAGATTCCTACATTCTAGAAGGAACTGAAAGTGAATACCTTCTTGTTGTTAAAACTGAAGATGTAAATACCATATTATCGATTATAGATCGCTTAAATACAAGTCGCCTTAAATGGATGAAAGACTTAGCCGCAGAATTAGAGAAGAGTTTACATGACGATGGTTGCAGAAGAAATTCTAGCAAGACTGGACCCAAAGACAAGACAAAGAGTACAACTAGCAACAAAGGTAGACGCACAAAAACAGCAAACCCCAAGTATCGGTCTAAACCTCGCACTTAAAGGTGGGCTTGGATATGGTCGTCAAGTTTTAATTTGGGGAAACAAGTCTGCTGGAAAGTCCTCCTTTTGTTTACAGATGATTGCGAAGGCTCAGGAGCAAGGTAAGACGTGTGCGTGGATTGATGCAGAGAATTCTTATTCTGCTGAGTGGGCTGCCAAACTTGGCGTTGACTCAGAGAAATTGATTTATTCATCTGCTAAAACTATTAATGACATGGTTGATGTTGGTGTTCAATTAATGCAGGCAGGTATTGATATAATAGTAGTAGACTCTATCTCTGCCTTACTTCCTGCCATTTATTTTGAGAAAGATGGAGAAGAGTTGAAGAATCTTCAGGACACTAAGCAAATTGGTGCTGAAGCAAAGGATATGACTCATGCAGTTAAGATGCTCAATTACGCGAATAAGGATACGTTACTCGTTCTTATTTCTCAACAGAGAAACCAATTTGGGTCTATGCACGCATCACATATCCCAACCGGAGGTATGGCGGTTAAATTCTTTTCCAGTACTGTCGTTAAACTCTGGTCATCCGAAGCCGAAGCGAATGCTATCAAGAATGGAATTCTTGTTGGTGACAAAATTATTGAGCAGAAGGTCGGACGACCCGTTAACTGGATTGTTGACTACAACAAACTTGGACCTCCCAATCTCAGTGGACAGTATGACTTTTACTACCAAGGAAACGCAATCGGCGTTGATGGAGTTGGTGAAACGCTGGACGTTGCGGAAATGATGGGTATTGTTCAGCGCGGTGGTGCTTGGTATACAGTTGGAGAAGAGCGTTTGCAGGGTCGTGCAAAGGCTGTTGATTATCTCAGAAACAACCTAGACGTAGTTAAAAAATTACAGGAGGAAATATATGCCAGATCTTAAGAGTTTCCTTGGTAAAGAGCCTGTAAATAATTATGAGGGTTGGGAAGAAGTCATGGGTGAGTATGGTTGTTCTTCCTGTGATGAATCTAGTAATGTTGCTTATTTTAATGAAGTTGTTGGCAAGATGATTTGGATTTGTCCAAATAGGCATGAAACAATTTTTAAACTATGAGTGAAAGATCAGAAATTAAACGTGATGGTGCCAAAGCACAAAAAAATTCTGGGCGTGGACAGTATCAAAAAGGTGACGCTCGTTGGAGAAACTTTGTGGTAGATTACAAAGAATACTCTAAGTCCTTCTCTTTGAATAAGTCTTCATGGGCTAAGATCTGTACAGATACCTTTAAGGTTAGTAGAGATTCGTTCCCTGTGTTGAAGGTGATTTTGGGTGATGGAAACGAAAAGACAAGGCTGGCAGTGATTGAGTGGGCTTTGCTAGAAGATTTATTGGATTGTTGGGAGTTTAATAATGACAGTGATTGATCAGGTAAGTGAACTTACTGAGTTTAATGAATTGAAAGAGTTTATGAATGATCCTGACCTTGATGAGGCTTTGGATCTGATTATTAAATTAATTTCTAAGCCTGATGTTCCTTCTATGAAGGCATTAGAATTAATTGTTAAACTTCAGGCTCTGAGTGCTAAGTTTGCGATGCTTGCTAGGTATTATACGTCGTTTGAAAAAGGTACTGATGCTTCTAAGAAGAAAAATGTTTATTATTCAATTGCAGATGCAATTGACAAGTTAGCGGCGGCAGTTAAATATTCTGTCAGAACTGGATACTGATAGGATTATTATGAGTAAAAGTATTATAGGTAGTTTAAAGTTTAAAAAAGTAGCAGACGGCGCGTTTGATCATGTGGAGTTTGCGAAAGAAATAGAAGAGGCTTATCTTTCTAGTCGTAAAACGGAATCTTTTACTCAGAAAAAAACTTTTAGTCCTAGTACAATGGGTTATGGTCATGGGAATTGCCCCCGTTATTGGTATATTGCTTTTTCTGGTGCAGATTTTAGTGATACTTTTACTGCGCAGGGTTTGGCAAATATGCAAAATGGTACTGCAGCGCATGATAGGCTTGGAAAAGTTTTAGAAAAAACTGGGAGATTGAAGAATGCTGAAATTGAAATTACTTGCGAAGATCCACCCATTCGCGGGTTTATCGATGCTGTTCTTGAATGGGACGGTCAAGAAGTAATTGCAGAAATTAAGACTGCTAAAGAAGAAGTATATGCTATTCGTCAATCTAGTATGAAGCCTTCTGGCAATCATCTTCTTCAATTGCTTATCTATATGAAGTTGAGAGAAACTAATTCTGGAGTATTTATTTATGAGAATAAGAATACACAAGAGTTGTGTCTAATCCCTATCAATATGAATGCAAAGAATATTAAAATTTCTGAAGAATTGTTTGAGTGGATGCGTGAAGTTTATTCTGCTTACAAGCAAGGTGATCTGCCTAAAAGAAGTTTCACTAAGTCAACTCAGTCCTGTAAGGGGTGTCCAGTTAAATTAGAATGCTGGAATAATTTAGATGCTGGTGAAAAAGATGTTGCAGCATATGTGGTGCCTAAATTATGAAATCTCAGAAATGTGCCTATGCTGAATGTGGGAAAGAATTTGTAAAGTCTACTCACAATCAAAAGTATTGTTCAGATGATTGTTGTAGGACTGCAACTAACTTAAAGATTCGTGAAAAGTATTATGAGAATAAAGAGCGTTTAAATGGTAAAAAAAGAATATGTTCTAAGTCCCGTTGTAAGAATGTTTTGAGTAGATATAATGTTTTAGATATATGTCAAGAGTGTCAGGGTAAAGTTGAAATAGATCAAAGAAGTAAATTAATTGGAATGTTGAAAAGTGTCTCTGGCTAAACTTCATAAGTCAAAGGCTCATAGAATTCTGGGTATAGATGCTAGTACGTTGAGCATCGCTTTTTGTATTTTAGAAGATAGTAAGCCTGTTTCTTATGGTGAAATAACTTTTGAAGGTTCTGACGTTTATGAAAGAATGTTGGATGCTAAAAGAAAAATTCGGGCGTTGAAAAATCTTGGTATGTTTGATGTAGATTTTGTGGCAATTGAGGCTGGCGTTGTTGTGAAGTCTATTCATATTGGTATTAAGATGGCCTATATCTTTGGTGTGATTATGGCAGAGTTGCTTGAGAATAATATTGAGGTTGTTGAGTGTCATCCTATAACGTGGCAGTCTTTTATTGGTAATAAGAATTATACTAAAGTTCAGAAGCAGGCAGTAAAAGATGAATTTCCCGGTAAATCTGAGACATGGTATAAAAATAAAATCAGACAGAACAGGAAAGCATTTACTTTACAGTTTATGCATGATAAGGGTATAATTACTACTAGCGATAATGTTGCTGACGCAGCGGGTCTGGCTTGGTACGCCTCCCATAATCTTACGAGGTAATATGGTTAAACTTTATGAGTCAAAGCAATGGCTTTATAAAAGGTATGTAGTTGAAAAGAAAAATATTGTGCAGATGGCGCAAGAAGCAAACTGTAGTCATATGACTATTCAGCGTGCCTTAGAAAAAACGGGCCTTAGTAGAAAAAAATAATATGAAAAAAGCATTGATAACTGGGGTTACTGGGCAGGACGGTTCTTATTTAGCGGAACTTCTTCTTAGTAAGGGGTACGATGTTCATGGTATGAAGAGAAGGTCTTCTTCTATTAATACTGAAAGAGTTAATCATATTTATGATAACAAGAATTTTAAGTTGCATTATGGAGATTTAACAGATGCAACTAGTACAATGCATTTGATTTCTGATATTCAACCAGATGAAATATATAATCTTGGTGCCCAGAGTCATGTGCAGGTTTCATTTGAGATCCCAGAATATACTGCACAGGTAGATGCTATTGGAACTTTAAGAATTTTAGAGGCAGTTCGTCTTTTAGGCATGAAAGATAGAACTAGGATTTATCAAGCATCTACTTCAGAATTGTACGGTTTAGTTCAGGAAGTTCCTCAAAAGGAGACTACTCCTTTTTATCCAAGGTCACCTTATGGTGTCGCAAAATTGTATGGTTTTTGGATTGTAAAAAATTATAGAGAATCTTATGGGCTTCATGCAAGTTCTGGAATTTTATTTAATCATGAATCTCCACGTCGTGGTGAGACGTTTGTAACGAGAAAGATCGTAATGGGATTGGCAAATATTTTTGCGGGTAATCAAGAAGTGATAAGACTTGGTAATTTAAATGCTCGCAGAGATTGGGGCCATGCTAAAGATTTTGTGGAAGCCATGTGGTCGATGTTGCAGCAAGAAGTTCCAGATGATTATGTTATTGCTACTGGAAAACAGTACTCTATTAAAGAGTTTGTTGAGGCTTGTTCTCCATATTTTAATATGTCAATTGAATGGCGTGGCGAGGGTGTTAATGAAGTAGGAATTGATACTAATACGGGTAATCTTGTTATTGAAGTTGATTCACAATATTTTAGGCCGTCTGAAGTTGATAGCCTTTTGGGTGATGCAAGTAAGGCAAGACGTAATCTATCTTGGGAACCTAAAATAACATTTGAAGAATTAGTAAGTGACATGTGTGTGAGTGAATTAAATTTAATAAAAAGGAATAGTAAATGAAATCAAAAGAGAAGTTTGTAATTAGTAAGAGTGAAGTTCGTAGTTTTGATCGTTCCCACCTTAACGAATTTGCTTTGTATGAAGGAAATTTTGAAGGTCAGGGTTTTATTCTGGACCGTGACCCAAGGTATGAAGACCCATATAACTTGTATGGATATCTTTCTCATAAATTTAACAATACGACTATTCTGGATATTGGTACGCGCAGTGGCAATTCGGCGATTTCCTTTTCTTCCAATCCAAACAACAAGGTAATATCTTTTGATATTAAAGAATGGCCTAGTTTTAAAAATCTAAAGAAAGATAATATTGAACTCCGACTTGGAGATTTTATGCAAGATACAAGCATCAATTATGAAGAAGTATCCATTATCATGATTGATGTTGATCCTCATGATGGGCTACAAGAGCCTCCCATGCTAGAGTTTTTGCGTAACATAGGTTGGAGTGGATTGTTATTACTTGATGATACTGGACCAAACCTGTTCCCTGCTATCTACTATATGTGGATGACTATTCCAGAAGAAAAATTTGACCTAACAGATATTGCACATTTTTCAGGAACCGGATTGCTAAATTTTGGGGACAAGTACGACATAGAGATAGTAGAATAATGAGAATCCTAGTTCTTGGTTCTGATGGGCAGATAGGTTCGCACCTTGTCAAATATTTAGAAAACCTTAATCATACAGTGGTTCGTTGGGATAATGCTTCTGAGTTTGAAAAAGATTTACGCATAGTCAATGACAAGTTTGAGGTAGAGGTTTCTGATTCTGATTTTGTTTTCTTTCTCGCCTTTGATGTTGGTGGCTCAAGGTACCTTTCAAAATACCAGAATACATATAGTTTTTTAAATAATAATATTAAAATAATGGATAATGTGTTCAATGTTTTAAACAAAACTAAGAAACCTTTTATATTTTTAAGTAGTCAGATGTCGAATATGATTCATTCTCCTTATGGAATAACTAAATTGGTTGGTGAATCGTATACTAAAACTATTGGTGGATTGTCAGTAAGGTTGTGGAATGTTTACGGTTTAGAGAGTGATCCCGAAAAGTTTCATGTGATTACTGATTTTATTAATATGGCTAGAAATGATGGGTATATTAAAATGATGACTGATGGAAAAGAATCAAGAGATTTGCTTTATGTAGAAGATTGTTGCGAGGGTCTGGTTAATGTTATGGAAAATTATGAAAATATTTCAAGTGAAGAAAACCTTTGCCTAGCGTCATTTGAAAATGTTACGATCAAAGAGGTCGCAGATATTATTGCAGAAAAGTATTCTGTAAATGTAATTGCTGGTGATAAAATTGATTTAATTCAATTAGATATGAAGAATCAACCCGGTCAAGAAATTTTAAAATACTGGAGTCCTAAGACAGCGTTACGGGATGGTATCTATAAAATAGTAGAAGAAATGGAAAATAGATGATAAAAGTAGATTTACATTCTGCTGAAATTTTTACTGAAGTTCGTGCTACTTCTTTAAATAATTTTAATAAAAATTTTCATTGGGTTCAAGATGGTACGGGTGACATTGAAATGTTTATAGATAGGCATATTCAATTAAAAACTAGTGATTTTCATTCTTTATCTAAGCCTTCATACGGATGGCTATTGGAATCAAAAACTATTATTCCCGAAATTTATCAATGGGTGGAGGATTATAAAAGTTATCTTAAGTTAAACTTTAAAGGAATTTTTACTCATGATGCTGAACTGTCTAAAAAAGATCCAGACTTTTTTCTTTTAACAATGTGTAACGCAGCACCTTGGGTCACTGATAGGAATATTCATCCTAAAAGCAAATTGATATCAATGATTAGTTCTGATAAAAGTTTTGCAGAGGGGCATAGGCATAGGTTGTCCTTGGTGGATAAGTATAGGAATGGGGTAGATCTTTATGGAAGAGGGATTAGAACTTTTAGTCGTAAAGAGGAACCCCTAGTGGATTATATGTTTTCTATTAATATAGAAAATGCTAAGTATGATAATTATTTTACAGAAAAACTTACAGACTGTTTTGCCTGCGGAACGGTACCTATTTTTTATGGTTCTGATGCTATAGTTGATGAGATGTTTGATAGTAGGGGCGTTATTAAACTTACCCATGATTTTTCAATTGATCAAGTATCTAAAGATTTGTATTACGATATGATGCCCTATATTAAAAATAATTTTGAAATCGCTTGTCAAATTAAAACAGCGGAAGATTACATAGAAGAAAAATATTTTGCATGATTGAATTAATAATTTTTGACCTAGATGGTGTTCTAGTGGATATTAAAAAGTTGCATTTTGATGCTTTAAATGAAGCGTTGTCTGAAGTTGACTCTAATTATATTATTAATCATGATGAGCATTTATCTATTTATGATGGGCTTAAGACTAAAGAAAAATTAAATATGCTTACTAGGAACAAGGGTTTGCCCGAAAAAGATCATGATAAAGTGTGGTCTAGAAAACAGCAATTGACAATGGAAATGCTAGATTGTTTAGAGCCTAATGAAGATTTAATTTATGCAATTAAAAAATTAAAAGAGTCTGGATTCAAGGTTGCTTGCTGTTCTAATTCAATCGTGTCTACAATAAATAAAGCATTAGAAAAAATTGGTGTAATTGAATATTTTGATAATATTCAGGGAAATGATAATGCAATAAACTCTAAGCCCCATCCTGAATTGTACTGGAGGGCGATGATTACTTTAAGCGTAATGCCAGAGAAAACTTTAATTGTAGAAGATTCTCCGATTGGCTTGCTTGCAGCAAAGCGGTCTGGTGCCCATTTTATCAGGGTAAATAATAGTAATGATTTGAAAATAGAAAGATTAGAAAGTGAATTAAATTCTTTAGATAGCAAATTAGAAGTTAATTGGAAAGATCCACGGTTAAATGTTGTGATCCCAATGGCTGGTAGTGGAACAAGGTTTCAAAAGGCTGGCTATACTTTCCCTAAACCATTGATTGATGTAAATGGAAAGCCGATGATTCAGTGGGTAGTAGATAATCTTGGGATAGAAGCAAATTTTATATTTATTGTGCAAAAAACTCATAGAGAAAAGTACAATCTTGATTCTATGCTTAATTTAATTTCACCTAAATGTAAGATAGTAGAAGTTGATGGGATTACTGATGGGGCTGCTTGCACTACGTTGCTTGCTAAAGAGTATATAAATAATGATGCCCCGATGCTAATGGCAAATTCAGATCAGTTTTTAGAGTGGGCTTCTTCTGAATTTCTTTATAAGATGTATGAGCAAGGCAATGATGGTGGGATTGTTACTTTTAAGTCTACTCACCCTAAATGGTCGTTTGCTAAGACAGATGATTTTGGTAAAGTTTTAGAGGTAGCAGAAAAGAATCCTATATCTGATAATGCTACTGCTGGAATTTATTATTGGAAGCATGGAAGTGATTATGTTAAATACGCTGAGCAGATGATTGCTAAAGAAGTTCGCGTGAATAATGAATTTTATGTGTGTCCAGTTTTTAATGAAGCGATAGAAGATGGTAAGGATATTAAAATTTTTAATATTGAAAAGATGTGGGGTCTGGGTACACCAGAAGATTTGAATCATTTTTTGAACAATTATGAAAGAAAACATTAATGAAGAAGTCCTGTTTTGTTTGTCCTGTTCACCCTCCTAAATATCATTTTGCTGAGCAACTTGTTCAAAGTTATAATAATTTTTATGAAGATTCAGATTTATTTTTGGTATTTTCAAATGTTGAGGAAAGACTGTTATTTGAAGAATTAACATTAAATAAGAATTTAAATTATAAGAGCATAATTTTTTCAGAAACTTTAAGTGATTATCCTATTACACAAAAAAAGTTCTTTGGGCTTCAGTATGTGTTTGAGAATACGGATTTTGAAAAAGTTGGCGTGATAGATTGTGATTCAGTATTTATTAAAACTGTTGATTATGATTTCCTGTTTGATGAGTTTTATGAAAAGAAAAAGATTTATGGCACAACGCTTACAGAACATGGTGGTGTTTTGCCACCGGGAGCAATTAGAACAATAACTTCATCACCTCTTCCTCTTTTTAGTGAAGAAGATCAGAACGATATAATTTTAAAAACAAACAATCTGAGTTTGTATTTTTGGTTTAATAATATTCCAATATATGAAAAAACTAATTTTAAAAATTTTATTGAGTATATTGATTATGATGGGAGTAAATTAAATCCTGTAGGTTTGGATTTTGATTTTATTGTATATTGTTATTTCTTAATGATAAAAGATCTTATTGTTTTAGAGGATATGAATTTTGAAATAGAGTTGGGTTTTTTGGAAGAGCAAAAAAATATTCCTGTTGAAATTTTTGTGCCGTTGTTTCAAAAGATCGAACCGTTTTGGCTAACAAAACCTGAGTATCTTCCAGAAGAGATGTTAAAAAATGTTTTTATTAAATTTCATGTGGATCGTTTGTAGGTTATGTGATTAAAATAATATGTCATCGTGGAAATATTGATGGTCCTGATCATTTAAAAGAAAATGATCCATCCTTTATTCAATCTGCATTGGACTTGGGTTTTGATGTAGAAGTAGATGTTTGGCTGATGGATGAAAAGTATTACCTTGGTCATGATGAGCCGCAGTACGAGACTTCTTTGTTATGGTTAGAAGATCGTAGTGACAAATTGTGGATACATTGTAAGAATTTTGAAGCATTAAAGTCTTTTAGTTTAAATAATAATTTAAATTATTTCTGGCATCAAGAGGACAAGTTTACTTTGACATCTAAAAGATTTATTTGGACTTATCCAAATAACGAATTGGGTCAAAGTTCGGTGTGCGTATTGCCAGAAAAGGGATTTATTGGTACACTAGATAAGTGTCACGCTGTTTGCACCGATTATCCTATGAGGTATAGTGGATTTTAGTTTTGGAATCATAACCGATGGTTCTTCTGATCACAATATAAGTTTGATGATCGATAGTATTGAAAGAATGAATATTCCCAATTATGAAATAATTATAATTGGGAACTCTGCTATCTCAAGGAAGAATACTACAGTAGTCCCCTTCGCGGAAGAAGTTTTACAAATGTGGATTACTCATAAAAAGAATCTAATAACAAAAAATGCTAAGTATGAGAATATAGTTTATTTACATGACTATATAATTTTTAATGAATATTGGTATCAAGGGTTTTTAATTCATGGAAATGATTTTAATGTCTGTATGACAAAGATAATCAATTTAGATGGTAGTCGTTTTAGAGATTGGGTTCTTTGGCCTCATAATAATAATGACATGGACGCTCTTACTCATCCATCACTTCAATGTTTAATCCCATATGAAGTTAGAAATCTTTCAAAATACATGTATATTTCTGGTTCTTATTGGGTTGCAAAAAAGACACTCATGGAAGAATTCCCTTTGGATGAGAGCCTTGTCTGGGGTCAGGGGGAAGATGTTGAATGGTCGTTTCGGGTTAGAGATAAGTTTGATTTTTCTATGAATGAATTGTCTAGTGTCCATTTGCTGAAGTATAAGCCAGCAGTATTTTATCCTCCAGATGAGAATACGCTTGAGTTGTTAAAGAAATTTGGTAATGATACAGAAGAATTGGAAGTTTTATGATACATTGCATAGGAGATAGTCATTCCGCATTTTTTAGTGGTGTGGAAGATATGCAACCACAGTGGCCCAGTATTGCATCGAATGCTTTGCCTTGGTTTAAGAGTTACAGAATTGGCCCTGCGACAGCATATAATTTAGACAGTAAGCGGGATCTGATAGAGTCTATTTACTTTTCTGGTCTAGTTGCAGAGAACGATTCTGTAATGTTTTGTTTTGGTGAAGTTGATTGTCGCGCACATATAATAAAGCAGGCTGCCTTGCAGGGCCGGGGGTTCCATTCGGTTGTAGAAGAATGTGTTAACCGTTACATACGTTCTATTGAATATTACGAGAACTATGGTAGAAAAATTTTGGTTTGGGGTCCAATCGCTTCTTGGAATGATAGTAAACCTTACACTGGTCCATCTTATGGGACAAATTTAGAAAGAAATCAAGTTTCAAAAATGTTTAATGAAATTCTAAGTAAAGAATGTGAACAACGCGGTTACACGTTTGTTTCTATCTTTGAGAAAATGTTGAATGAAGATTCGACAACTAATACTTTATATCTAGACAATTGGGAAGGTTCTCATATGCATCTTTCTCAAACAGCCATGCCGATGACGTTGGAAGTTTTTACAGAAAAGGGAATTATATGAATTGGGATATAGAAAAACAATATGCTACAAATTATTTAACGTCATGTCTGATTGCAGCCTTAGATGATCAAACTTTTAATAATTTTAAAAAAGATCCATACTATCAGGGAATTTTAGAACATATATCTTATCAAGAGTCTTTATGGTATTTGGATAATCTATTAGATGAAAATTTGATGTTGAATAATCTGGCAAAATTAAGAGAAAATGATAATTTTTGTAATGCAGAAATTTTGGATTATGAAAATATTGGAAAATTTTCTCCTTCTACTATAAGATATATAAAACAGTCTGTAGACATTGCTGTATTTTTTAAGGATAAGAATATTCGCAAAGTTTTTGAAATTGGTGGGGGGTACGGCGGTTTGTGTAAGACGTTGAATGTGTTTATAGATTTTGATGCTTATGTAATCGCAGATTTTGATAATTGTAATAAATTGTCTTCTAGGTATTTGAACTTGTTTAAAGAATTTGATAATAAAATTTTTTATCAAGATTGCGAGAATCTTAAAGAAGAAAATGATATTGATTTATTGATTAGTAATTATGCTGTTTCGGAACTTGACTGGGATGGTCAATTGGAATATTATGAAAAAATTATTAAAAATTCAACAAATTTTTATATAACATATAATTTTATTAATAATTCAAGTAGCCCTTATGAAAAATTTATTGAATTATGCAGCAAAGATTTTGATGTTGAAATTAAAGATGACAACCTTTTTTCAAACAGGGTCTTATTTGGCGTTAAGCGGGGATAATCAGTATGAATATTGATAGTTTAATTTATGTTGCTGGTCATAGAGGTTTAGTTGGCTCAGCCCTTGTTCGTCGTTTGAAAGAGCAGGGGTATACAAATATTATTACTATGACTAGAAACGAGTTAGACTTGACTGATTCTGTTGCGACAGCAGAATTTTTTGCTAGTCATCGTCCCGAATATGTTTTTGACGCGGCAGCAAAAGTTGGGGGCATTTATGCCAACGATAATTATTCTGCAGAATTTATAAATGAAAATCTTTCTATTCAAACAAACTTAATTCATAATTCATGGAAGTATAGTGTCAAGAAATTTCTTTTTATGGGTTCTGTCTGTATTTATCCAAAATATGCTGAGTGCCCAGTTAAAGAAGATTCTCTTCTTACTGGAAAGTTGGAACCTACCAATGAGGCTTATGCAATTGCAAAAATAGCAGGAATTAAGATGTGTGAAGCCTATAATAAACAATATGGTTTTCAATGTTTATCTGTAATGCCATCCAATCTTTATGGACCTAACGACAAGTTTGATCCAGCCAACGGTCATGTTATTCCAGCAATGATAGTGAAGTTTCTATCAAGTACCGATCAGGTCACTTTTTGGGGTGACGGAAGCCCATATAGAGAATTTTTACATTCCGATGATATGGCAGACGCTTGCATTGTTTTGATGAACAGTTTAGAAACTGGTAATGCTGAGTTAATTAATATTGGTTCAGGAGACAATATTTCTATAAAAGATTTAGCAGAAAAAATATCTAAAGTTATTGGATACTCTGGTGAAATTAATTGGGATACGGTTAGACCCAATGGGACACCGATGAGGCCACTTGATTTTTCTAAAATAAAGAAACTAGGCTGGGAGCCAAAAGTTTCTTTAGATGAGGGGTTGAAGGAAACGGTGACTTGGTATAGAATGAACGAGGATGGTGTCAGGTGATTAGTTTTAATAGTTTGGGTAGTCTTGGTCGTCTAGGAAATCAAATGTTTCAGTACGCCTCCTTAAAGGGCATTGCTAGGAATAGAGGGTTTGAGTTTTCTATTCCTTGGAGTCCATTCTTAGATCCTTGGCGTGACCATCAACTTTCTAATGTTTTTAAATTACAAGATAATTTAATTTTAAATTCTCCAGAACAACCTTATACTGCTGAAGAAAAGTTTTTTGGTTTTGATTATGATTTGTTTAACTATGTTGAAGATAATTCGGATCTTGTTGGCTATTTTCAAACAGAAAGATATTTTTCTCATATAAAGGATGAGATTTTAGAAGATTTTTCTTTTAAAGAAAAGTTTGATGATGTGGTTTCAGATTATTTTACAGTTATTCATGTGAGAAGGACAGACTATCTGGCTTTTAGCAATCATCATCCCACTTGCTCTTTAGATTATTACAAGGAAGCGATGGACATTACTGGTGGACCTTTTCTTGTAGTCTCAGATGATATTGAATGGTGTCAAAAAAATATTACTGCTGATGAGTATTCTAAATCTTCCAATGTTAAAGATTTATATTTGATGAGTAAAGCAAAAAATAATATAATTGCTAATAGTTCTTTCAGTTGGTGGGGGGCATGGCTTAATCAAAACCCTAATAAAAAAGTTATTGCTCCAAATAAATGGTTTGGTCCTGCTTATGATCATTATAATTTGGAAGATCTTATCCCAAAGGAATGGATTAAACTGTAATGATAAATAGTATTGTTGAGAAAGCATATTGTATTTCTTTAGAAAGAAGGCCCGACCGATGGGTCGCAGCAGAAGAACAGTTTAAAAATAATGGTATGGTTGTTGAAAAATTTTTAGCAACAGATGGGGCTTTGCTAGAGCCAAACCCAGCCTTACACAGCGGGGAAGCAGGATGCTTAGACTCGCATAGAAGAGTCTTAAAGGACGCAATAGATAATGATTTAGAGTGCATCGCAGTGTTTGAAGATGATGTGTATTTTGTTGAAAACTTTGCTTCGCGGTTTGATGAATATTTTCGTGAAGTTCCCTCAGATTGGCAATTCTTATACTTAAGTTTTAATCGTCATTCTGGTCAGACTATGAGGGTTACAGATAGGGTTGTTAGAATTTCTAATGCTTATTCAGCACATGCATTGTTTTTAAAACGAGATGCGATAAACTATTCTTATAACTTAATGTTAAATGATTCATTGCCTTCAGATGTGTACTTTGGAATGGCTCAGTATGCGTATCCAGCATATGGGCCTTCTAGAATGCTTGCAGGTCAAAGAACTGGTTTTTCAGATATTGTTCAGCAAGATGTTAATTACGATTGGATTTATGGATTATGATTTCTACAGATACTTTAAGAAATATTTTTAACGATAGTGGTAGTGATAAGTCTAGTTCTCATAATTATGAGGTTGCTTATTCTCAAATTTTGCCGGAAAAAATTGATTCAATGTTAGAAGTTGGAATTTCTAATGGTCATGACGGTAAAAGTTCTTTGTGGGCTTGGAGTGTGCTTTATCCAGATGCAAAAATTTATGGCGCGGATAATGATATTGTTAAACTTATAAATGATAATAATATTGAAAGTTATAGGTTAGATCAATCTGACGTTCTTCAGTTGTTTGAATTTTCTAAGTTATTTGAAAAAAAATTAGATGTTATTGTTGATGACGGAAGTCACGTTTTTAAACATGCTTTTCTAACTTATCAATTTCTTTTTCATCTTACAGATCTATATATTATTGAAGATATTGCAAAGAATTATAATGGGTGGCAGCAGACAGTTGCTGATTGGAAAAATGAATTAGATGGTCAAGAAAATATTCTGTATGGAGTAATTGACACTCTCCCTGAAGAAAAAATGGATGACAGTGTTGTTATTTGGATAAAAAGGAAATAATTTAATGTTTTTTAATTCAATAGAAAATTTGATTAAGGTCAATGTTCCAGAATTTCCTGTTGTCATTCCGACATTTAATAATCCAACATATTTAAAGAAAACTGTTGATTATTTTTCCGAAAGGGGCTTTGAAATCATTGTATTAGATAATGCTTCAACTTACCCTCCAATGCTAGAGTTGTTGTTTAATTTATCTGAAGAGGATAATATTTTTGTCGTTGCTTTGCCAAGCAATTATGGTCCAAGATATTTTTATGAAAATAAAAATTTTTATTCATGGCTTCCTAATCATTTTTTTGCAACAGATCCAGATTTAGAATTTAACAAAAATTTGAAAAAAGAAAATTGGCTTGAGTTAATTGAAGTTAGCAGAACACTTGGAGTATATAAAGTGGCGGCTGCCCTTACCTTGGATATTGAAGATAGTGAACATGAACTTGATGTTTTGATTTCTAGTATGAATACTACTGTTAGAAAAATAGAAAGTGGATATTATGAAAATATTTGCATGGTCACAGATCAGGGTGACACAGTTTACATAGCCCCAACAGATACCACCATGTCTCTCTATAATAAAGAATTTGAAGGACATTTCATGCTTTCTTGTGTTAGAGTTTCAGGGAAATTTGACACATTGCATTACGGTTGGTTGACTAATCCACCCATCCCAAAAGAGGAAAAAGATTATTATACAGAAGCCTGTAGAGATAATTTTTATTCATCAGGGGAAGTTGTTAAAAGAGGTCAAGGACCAACTTACTAATGCCTAAATTTTCAGTAATAGCCGTAGATTATGAAAAACATGTTCCTCGCCAAGGAATGATTGATGGATTAAAATCTCTTGCAGAGCAAACCTTTCAAGATTTTGAACTCATCATTTGTCATGATGGTCCAAAGGAAGTTCCCTATGAAGAAGAAGTAGGCTTTAAAGAATTAGGGATTTCCCCTATAATTATAAATACACCACATCATGTTGGTGACTGGGGTCATTCAAGCCGTGATTTTTCTATGAGGCAGGCTACTGGTGAATACTTTATTCAATTTAATATAGATAATAAATTTTACCCCACCGCTTTTGAAAAAATAAATGATTGTATTGAAGAAACTTCTTCAAGAGTGGTTATTTTTACAATCCAACACTTCAAAGAGGGTGGTAGATTTATTAAGGGTGTCCCTCCAACACACGCTCAAATTGATTGTATGCAATTAGTTGCACATAGAAGTGTGTGGGAAGAAATTGGTTATTGGTATAACAAAAATAATGAATCTGATGGTTATATTTACACAAATATTGGACAAGAATATCCGTATGTCCATATTGATGAATGTTTAGGGGAAAATTATTAATGAAGTTTTCTGTTATTGCAGTTGACTATGAAAAGCATGTTCCAAGAGAGCGCATGGTTAAAGGTTTGCAATCTTTAGCGAATCAATCATTTCAAGATTTTGAGTTGATTGTAATCCATGATGGTCCTAAAGAAATTCCTTATGAGGAAGAGTTTGATTTTTCTGTTTTCCCAAACGAGGTAAAGTTTTTAAATACAGAAACAAGAATGGATAATTGGGGCCATTCAAGTAGAGATTTAGGTATGAGAAATGCTTCTGGTGAATTCTTTTTCCATTTTAATATTGATAATCTTCTTTATCCAGATTGTTTTGAAAAAATAAATAATAAGTTAGAGGAAACAACCGCATTGGTTTTATTATTTGCTATTCTTCACTACAAGATTAATAATGGGACTTTTCCTTTTTACGGTCTTCCTCCTGTTTATCATAACATTGACGCTATTCAATTGGTTGCTCACAGAGAAATTTGGAGCAGTGTTGGATATTGGTATGATTTGCATGAACAGGGTGATAGTGCAATCTATGAGAAAATGTGTAAAGATTATGGTTGGGCCTATATAGATGAAGTTTTAGCGGAGAATTATTAAATGAAAGTTTCTATTATTGCAGTTGACTATGAGCATCACGTTCCAAGGGACGGTGCTTACAGGGGTTTGCTTTCAATTTCTGAGCAAACTTCTAAAGATTTTGAACTTATAATAGTTCATGATGGACCCAAGGAAATTCCTTATGAGGAAGAGTTTGATTTTAAAGAATTAAATTTAAATCCAGTAATAACCAATACTTCTCACAGGATGAATGATTGGGGGCATTCTTCTAGGGATTGGGGGATGCGTATGGCAAACGGTGATTATTTCCTGCAATTCAATATTGATAATGTTCTTTACCCAGATGCCATAGAAGAAATTTGTAAAAAGATTGATGGATCTGGTACGCCAATAATTATTTTTAGTATTATCCATCACAAAGATAATGATAAGGTCTATACAGGAATACCCCCAGACCTGTACAATATAGATTGTATGCAACTTGTCGGTCACAGGGATATGTGGCAAGAATTGAACTATTGGTACGATAAACGAGATAGTTCTGACGGTTGGATCTATGAAGTTATTACTAGAAAATATAATTATTCAAATATTGAAAAATGTTTAGGCGAAAACTACTAGGAGAATTGTGAAAAGGGTTTTACTAACCGGAGCGTCTGGTTTTGTGGGAAGCCATGTACTGCGTCATATTATTTTAAATACAGATTGGTTTGTGGTTTGTCCAACAACCTTTACTCACAAGGGGTTACAGGATAGAATCAGGGTTGCTTTGGATGACCTTCCAGATGCGTACAAGCGGGTAAAAATTATTCGTTGTGACTTTACCTCTCCAATTTCTCCCATTACTGCCAGAGAGTTTGGTAACGTGGATCTTGTTATTAATGTGGCAAGTGAAAGTCATGTTGATAGAAGTATCGAAGAGCCTGCCCAGTTTGTTATTAATAATGTGTCATTGATTTGTCACGTTCTTGATTGGGCTAGGAATTCAAATATTGAAAAGTTTATTCAAGTTTCTACTGATGAAGTTTATGGTCCTGCTCCTGATGGGTATGCTCATATTGAATGGGAAGATCAGCATCTACCTAGTAATCCTTATTCTGCTTCAAAGGCTGCTCAGGAAGATATTGCTTTCTCCTATTGGAGAACTTATGGAGTCCCGTTAATTATTACTAATACTATGAATATTATTGGTGAGACTCAAGACCCAGAGAAATATATTCCAATGACTATTAAAAATGTTATTGATGGAGAAAAAGTTTTAATTCATGGTTCTCCTGATGATGGTAGGATTGGTAGTCGTTTTTATTTACATGCGCGTAATCAGGCTGATGGATTACTTTATGTCTCTAACTTGCCAGCACCTGCATATGGGGAATCTAATATGCCAGCAAGGTATCATATTGCGGGTGAGCGTGAAGTTGATAATTTAGAGATTGCAAAATTAATTGCAGAATATGTTGGTAAACCTCTTAATTATGAAATTGTTGATTTTCATTCTTCAAGGCCCGGTCATGATCTAAGATATGCTCTTAATCAAAATAGGATTGAAAATGCGGGATGGAAGATGCCTCTTCCGTTTGAAGAATCTTTAGAAAGAACTGTTAAGTGGACATTAAATCATCCCGAATGGCTCATGATCTGAGTTAATACCTGAGATTGGAATAATAATGAAACTGTATCGACAAGAAAACCAACTGTGCTTCGATGACATTTTGTTGGTCCCGAATCCATCTGCTGTAGAAAGTAGAAAAAACGTAGATTTGTCTATGTCAATTGGATATGGGAATAGAAAGATTGATTTGTATTTGCCTGTTATTTCTTCTCCTATGGATACGGTTACCGAATCTGAAATGGCTGTTGAGGTTGCTAAGTTTGGTGGTCTTGGAATTATTCATAGGTATTCTAAGATTGAAGATCAGGCGGCTCAGGTTTTTGAAGTTTCTAAAAAAGGTTATGCTGTTGGTGCATCTGTTCCAACGTCAGTTAGAGATTCAGTGCTTCCTCAAGTAAAGTCATTGGTTTATGTCGGTGCTAAAGTAATTTTAGTTGATACTGCAAATGGTCATAACTTTGCTGCGATTAAGGCTGTTTCAGAAATTAGAAAAGAGTTTCCAGATATTCATATTATGGCTGGAAATGTTTCTACTTGGGACGGGTTCCTTCATCTTTCTCAGGCTGGAGCAGATTCAGTTCGCGTAGGTATCGGCGGTGGTTCATGTTGCAGTACACGAATTATGACTGGTCATGGCATTCCGACATTGGCTTCTATTATGGAAATTTATGAATATCAAGAACGTCTAGATCTTCCTACGTCTATTATTGCAGATGGAGGAATTAGAAATTCTGGAGATATGGTAAAGTCATTTGCGGCAGGCGCTGATGCAGTCATGGTTGGATCTATGCTTTCTGGTCACACAGAGTCACCGGGTAATGTTTTTAGGGAAGATGGAAAAGATTACAAGCGAATTCGTGGCATGGCAAGTTCTCATGCTCAAAAGGATTGGCGTGGTTCTGTAAGTGGTGAAGAGGGCATTTCAACTAAGGTCTTGTTTAAGGGTCCAGCAGAGAACACTCTTAATTCTATTAGAAACGGTATTTCAAGTGGTTGTTCTTATGCAGGTGTAGAGAGATTAGAAGAGTTAAGTATTACATCTCAGTATGTAAAAGTTTCACCTTTATCTGTAAAGGAGAGTTTGCCTCATGTATGAGTCAGAGCCAATTCAAGGCTTAAAAGGATATGATTCAATTGATTATGCATATGATAAGTATGCTCCCAAAAATAATGTAGAAAAAGAAATAGTTACTCTCTGTAACGAGATGGCTGAATTTCTAATTAAAAAGAATCGTGCTTATGGAAATTCTGCTCTAGAGCCTGTGCGAGTTTTTTCTAAAGCAGGCAATCAAGAACAGTTGCTTGTTCGAATTGATGACAAATTAAGTAGATTTTTTAAGGGGACAGAGTTCCCCGGTGATAATGACATTGATGACTTAATTGGCTATCTGGTATTATTAAAGATAGCAATGCGAGATAGTTGGAGATAATATGCCGATGTACACATATACCTGTATGCCTTGTGATAAGGAAATGGTTCTTATGCAAAAAATGGAACAACGCGATTCGGCTCGTTGTCCAGAGTGTGGTTATAGTTTAATTCGTGGAATTGATAGGCCGGGAAGTGTTTGGGCACCTACGGCTGGTGGATTCCGGTGAAAAAGAAACAACAAATTTCGGCTCGTATCCCTTACAACAATCCAGATATAACAGTTTATACAGAATTAGAATTTGGTAAAGACGTTATTAAGCCGGGGGATAAGATTAAAATTAAGAATGCTCGCGGATATTTTGTTTTTCATAAGTGGGCACATAATTCTCGTCTTGATGTGACATGGATTGATTGTATGAATCCAAACACTGGTGAGTTCAGGTCTTTTTATATGGATAACCTTAAGGGTGTTCATCGTGCTAAAAAGAGTATAAGGAAGAAACTTGTCTAAAGAATTAGAAGTTGCTGAACGCTTTGACTCTATGAATAGAGTTGTTGAAGAGTTGCTTAAGGGTAATAATCCTACTCAGATAGCAAAAATTCTTTCTATCAAGCGTGCCACTGTGCTTGAACTTATTGAAGACTGGAAGAATATTGTTCACAATGATAATAGTATCCATGTTCGCGCTAGAGAGGCTTTAGCGGCTGCTGATCAGCATTATGCCATGATTATTAATCGGGCGTGGGAAACAGTTGAGCAGGCTGATTCAAATCAACAGTACAGCGTTAAGGCGGGGGCTTTAAAACTAGTCGCAGACACAGAGGCAAAACGTATGGACATGCTTAATCGCGCTGGTCTTTTAGAGAATAATGAAATGGCTGATAAGATTATCGACAATGAACGTAAACAAGCATTGTTGATGGGTATTTTAAGAGACGTATCCTCACAATGTGATCATTGTAAGTATGAGGTTGCACAGAGACTTTCTCAGGTAACAAATCAAGTAGAAGTGATACGAGAAGATTGACAGGCTTTGAGGATTTCCTAGAAGCGTTAGACGAGAACGCCTTTGAAGAGGTGCCCGTTACAATTGAAGAATTTGTTACTTCAAAAGATTATTTAAACTTGCCACCACTTTCTACAAATCAATATACGATGATTAAGGCTTCTACTCAAATATATAAAAAAGAAACTTTGATTAAGTTGTTTGGTGAGCAAGAAGGTCAAGCAAGATGGAAGCAAACTTGTAATGAAGTAATTATGCAATTGGGTAAAGGTTCTGGTAAGGACTACACTTCTACTATTGCCTGTGCGTACATCGTTTACCTGCTCTTGTGTTTAAAAGATCCAGCACGCTATTATGGAAAGCCTCCCGGCGACAGTATAGATATTATTAATATTGCTATTAATGCTGTTCAGGCTAACAGAGTTTTCTTCAAAGGTTTCCTAACAAGAATCGACAGGTGCGCTTGGTTTCAGGGGCGGTATGTTGCAAAAGCAAACAGCATAGAGTTTGATAAAGATATTACAGTACACTCAGGTCACTCTCAGAGAGAATCATGGGAAGGATACAACGTAATTGTAGTGATCCTTGACGAGATTTCTGGTTTTGATTTAGAATCAACTAGTGGTCATGAGCAGGCAAAAACTGCTGGTGCTATTTATCGAATGTATAGGGCTTCAGTAAATTCACGGTTCCCCGATTATGGTAAGTTAATCCTGCTATCTTTTCCACGATATAAGAAAGATTTTATTCAACAAAGGTATGATGATGTTGTTGCTGAAAAGGAAACTGTTGTTAGAACTCATAGGTTTAAGTTAGATCCCGATCTTCCAGATGGTTCAGAGAAAAATGAATTTGATATTGATTGGGAAGAAGATCATATTCTTTCATATGCTGTTCCTAAAGTTTTTGCTTTAAAAAGACCTACATGGGATGTTAACCCAACAAGAACCATTAACGATTTTGCAGTAGACTTTTATACTGATCCAGTAGATGCTCTCTCAAGATTTGCTTGTATGCCTCCAGAAGCAGTGGATGCATTTTTTAGGTCACGCGAAAAGATTGAAAGAGCCTTTAGAAATTATAATATTGCGGTTGATGAAGATGGCAGGTTCGCAGAATGGTTCCAGCCACAAGAAGATAAATTATACTTTGTTCACGTTGACCTTGCTCAAAAGCATGATCATTGTGCAGTATCAATGGCTCATGTTGAGAATTGGGTAAACATTAAGATGGGGACTCAAACAAAGGAGGCTGCACCTAGTATTGTTGTTGATGCTGTAAGATGGTGGACACCAACAAGTACTCAGACTGTTGATTTTACTGAAGTAAAAGATTATATTATTTCTCTTAAGCATAGAGGGTTTAATGTTGGAATGGTCACCTTTGACCGCTGGAATTCTTTTGACATGATGCAGCAGTTAAAGGCTTACGGAATGAATGCAGAAGTTCTTTCTGTTGCTAAAAAACATTATGAAGATATGGCTTTAGCGATTATGGAAGAAAGAGTTGATGGTCCTAATATTAAATTGTTAATAGATGAATTGCTTTCTCTTAGAATTGTTAAAGATAAAATTGATCACCCAAGAAAAGGGAGTAAGGATCTTTCAGATGCTACATGTGGCGCTATTTATAATGCTGTTAGTAGAACGCCTGCGGATCTTAATCAGGAAGTTCTTATAAAAACTTATGACTATGAAGATTTAGATTTACAAAGGTGGGAGCAAGAGAAAACAGATCGTGGAGTTATTCAATTCCCCGGTCAAAAAGAAATGCCAAGTGTTCTGCAAGGATTTATGGATTCTTTTCGTGAAGATGATGGACAAGAATTCGTAGATAACTTTACAATATTATAGTACACGCCGGTATCCTAGCGGTTTTGGAAGCGGTCTTATATACCGTGTATCGTGAGTTCGATTCTCACCCGGCGTACGGAGTTGCGAGAGATGATTCCTTGGGATGGATATAGTTACAGTATCCGAAATATCCACGGGAGCAGACAGGGGAGTCCTCTGATGCTGGTGTGCTGTGGAATTTTGCGCCTCTCGCAACTCTTAAGATGATATAATTAAATAAAAGAAATGGTTGTATTTGATGTCTAATATTGATAATGGATACTATATTGTTATTCAGTCTCCCGGTCCAAATAATGTTAATGTTAAATCGCCGGGTCCACAGGGACCGCCGGGAACATTTATTAATAATATTGATGGTGGTACTCCTTCATCAGTATATGGAGGAAATATCATTATAGATTCAGGTGGGGTAGTTCAGTGACAGTTCAAATTCAATTTAGGCGAGGTACCGCTGCTCAGTGGACGAGTGTTAATCCATTACTCTCTGAGGGAGAAATGGGTTTAGAGTTAGATACTGGAAAGTTTAAGGTTGGTAATGGTTCTACATATTGGAATTCTTTGCCTTATTCTTCTGGTCCTACTGGCGCTACTGGACCGCAGGGTGCAACTGGTCCTCAAGGTGCGACGGGTGCAACTGGAGTGCAGGGACCATCTGGAGCAATTTCTGTATCTTCCCCCATTGTAAATTCTGGAACATCAACTTCAGCATCTCTTTCTTTTAATGGATCTGCTGCTTCTGTAGCATATGCAACTAATTCAGGTTCTTCTACTTATTCTTCAAGTGCTGGCGCTGCCCCAATTCCCGCAAGTGTTTCCTATTCTGCATCTAGTGGATTAGCAAACAATTCAACAAATTTTGCGGGACAAGCACAATCATATTATGCTCCGATTAGTTCACCTAATCTTACAGGAACCCCATTAGCCCCTACTGCTGCATCTGCTACAAACACTACACAGATCGCAACCACGGCCTTTGTTCGTGGAGAAATTTCAAATCTTGTTAATTCTGCCCCAACAACTTTAGATACGTTAAATGAATTGGCGGCGGCTTTAGGAAATGATCCTAATTTTGCTGCAACAACTGCATCTACAATTGGTCTTAAAGCACCAATTGCTAATCCAACTTTTACCGGAACTGTGAATCTTGGTTCTAATGTGGCAACTGGATCAGTTTCTAGTGCTTTAAATTCAGCATCTTTGGCTGGGCAGCCGGGATCATATTATTATCCTGCATCTTCAATTACCGCTGCTTCTGTAGCCTATGCTACAAATGCTGGTAATGCTACAACTTTGGGTGGACAATCTTCAGCATACTATTATCCTTCCGCTTCAATTACTACTGCATCAGTTGCTTATTCAACAAATGCCGGTAATTCAGCATCAACATCTCAAACTAATTTTAGTTCTTTAACAATTTCTGGTTCAAGCGTAGCAACTCAAAATTATGTTAATAATAAGTTTTTCTATGAAACAATTCCTTTTACGGTAACAGGCTCTGTGTCTACTGCTAGAGCATGGGATTATAGATTCTATAATGATACAGGCGGGACAAGATCAATTAATGGAGTTAGAGCAAGTTTAGGTTCCGCTCCTTCAGGATCTGCTATGCTTATCGATGTAAGAAAGAATGGTGTTACCGGAGCGGCAAGTATATTCACGGCATCTAGTATATCCATTCCTTCTGGTTCTATAACATCTGGATTAATAACATCTGGATTTAACAGTGGCTCAAGTATAGCCTCTAGTGATTATTTAACTGTGGCGGTAACTCAAGTTGGTTCAACAACTGCCGGTTCAGATTTAGTCGTTCAAGTTATGTGGAGTTAATATGGCATCACCAACAATATTGGGAAAAGCAACTGCTGTTGGCAACGGTGGCGTGAATTTTACAAATGCTAGTTATGATGTTGCCCCCGTTGCAGGAAACTTACTCGTAGCATTTATTGGCGGTAATGGTTATGCTTATAGTTTTGATAACCCCGCTCTGTCTGATTTTCCTGCGCCTGTAGGATGGACAAGACTTCAGTTTATTGTTAATGGTGGCTTGTATGCTGGTGCTATTTTTTATAAAATTGCTACAGGTTCTGATAATGTAAGTTTTGCTGGTATAAGCGGTGACGGCGCACCAGAGACGGCAGGAGTTATTGTATCTATAGATAATGGTTCTACTCCTTCTTCTAACCTTATTGATGCAGGTACTGTTAGTTCAGTAACATCAACTTCTATTGGAGGAACATCCGATCTTTTATTAGTTTCAAATTTTCAAATTTTTAGTAGCAATGTAGGAACAATTGTTTCTGTTCCTAGTGGAATGACAAATGTGGCTCTTGCTAATTCTTATGGTACTACTGCTGATACAACTGTAGTTAGAGTTTCATCTTTAGTCCCACAGGGAACTCCAACTACACATACTTCAAGTACATTTGCACTTAATCTTATATCAAGCGTTGCTGTATCTTATAGTGGCGGCACAACAACTTCAGCCATCGGCTGGGGTTTTATAGTCTAGCCTATAAATAAAAATATTGTTATACTGTATAAGAGATCAGTCAACATCTTATTAATGGATGATGATATAATTAAATATATATAAAAAATGGAGTATGAATGCCAACTATTGCAGGCGCAAATTATCTTTATCAGTTAAGGAATAGTACAACTGCATCAGCAACAATTTCTGGGTATCCGCTAACCGCAAGCGGTAACACCAGCCACTTATCTGACCATCAGTATATAACTTACTTATTAGAGTCACATGATAATATTCTTTCCTCCGCTTCGTTACTGGCAAATAATGGTCTTGCGAGTGACGCTACAGGATACGTTTCTGGAGCAAAACTTGTTTTTAGTAGTGCCCCTGCTTTAACTTCCTCTAGCCTAACTGCGAACAATGTTCCTGTTAATTTTGGAGCATGGGTTCCATATGTTCCATCAATTAGTGGATTTAGTGGAGTTTCTTCTTCAGTAGCAAGATATAATCAAATTGGCAAGACAGTTCATTTTGAAACAACTTATGCTTTAGGAACAGCCGTTTATTCTGCTGGTAACTGGGCGATTGGATTGCCTACTGCAATGAATAGTTCTTACGCTAATGGTTATCAAACAAATGTGAAGGTTATTTACGGTCAGTCTGGAACTATTCAATTAGGCTCAGGCATAATGAGTTCAGGAAGTGTTGTTTTATACACTGCTGGAACTGGTGCTGCGGTATTAACTTCATCAGCAGCGCCGTTTGCAGGATGGAATAGTGCTTCAATTATTGTTTCAGGTACTTATGAGGCATTATAATGAATTTTACTGGCGGCAGTTCTAAAAAACCATTTTATGTAGAATATAATGTGAGTGATTGTCAGGGCGGTTGGGCTGTTCTTAAAGATGGTACTGGTCAAGTAATTGGTTGTCATAAGACTGAAGAGGAAGCAAATAAGCATATGGAAGGTTTGACTACTCCTATGACTGATATTTTGGGTGATGAGACTAGAGCCGCAAAGTCCCCCCAAGAAGTTGCTAAAGTTTACGAACCTAGTTCTATCTGGGATGGTGTGTTTTTTCCAGCAAAGGGTGGTACAATGGGTTTAGATGCAGGATCGCAAGATCAAGATGCTAGGTTTAATTCTACATATAATACGCCGCCACAAAAAGATGGCAAGGAAAGCACTGGTTACGGAAATCGTAGTGCTGGAACTAATTCAAACTAGGAGTTTATGATGACAGGAACAACATTGGGTGGATGGCCCGGTATTAAAACAGCAAAAGAGCAGGGCGTCCTTGTTTGGATTACGGTTCCCGGCACTACGAAGAAAGTTAGATTGCGTAAAGAGGTAGCACCAGTTTTTGCTGCTTTTCTTTCAGAAGTTCATAAGCATGTAATTGATCTTAATAAGGGTCCACTAGATGGATGGGAATATCGAGAAGCACGCACAGGTGCAGGTCTTTCTCAGCACGCCGGGGCGGTTGCGACAGATATGCGTTATGATGTTCTTCTTGCCGATCATAGACGGCACATGACACAGACTCAGATTAATACAATGCACGCCTTACTAAATAAGTACACAACAACTAGCGGTAAGCGAGTTTTTGGATGGGGCGGGGATTGGCAAGTTGGCAAGTTTTGTGATGAAATGCATCTAGAGGCTGTGCAATCATGGTCCCCATACAGCCAAGGTCGCAATGCTACTGTAGCAGATTTCGCTAATGTGCAGAAGAAACTTCATATTAATTCTAATGGTACGTTTAGTGTTGTTGGTAAGGTTGTTAATCCTGTTGTTAAGCCTGTTCCTGCTGTTGTTGTTAAAAAGCCAGCGACACCACCTTCACCTGTTCCTGTTGCAGTTAAATCAGTCTCTGTAAAAGATTTTATTTTGGGTAAGTCAAGTGGTAGTGTTGTGACTGTTCAGAAGGCTCTTGCTAAAGAAAAATATTATGGTGGTGCTATTGATGGGGTCTTTGGACCTAACACCCGCGCTGCATATGCTCACTGGCAGAAGGCTTTGGGTTATTCTGGTGCAGATGCAAATGGTATTCCCGGCTTATCTTCTCTTACTAGTCTAGGTACAAAGTACAAATTTAAGGTTGTTGCATAATGGATGAATTAATTAATGAACTAAAATTATTGCAAGCAAATGTTGTTGCGATGTATGCTCAGTCACATGGGTATCATTGGAATGTTAAGGGTATGTTGTTTAAAGAGTTGCACGCATTTTTTCTAGAAATTTATGAAGATGTTTATGGTTCGCTTGATCCTATTTCTGAGAATATTAGAAAACTTGGTGGGGATGCTCCGTTTGGCCTTAGCACATGGTCTAACAATGCTACATTTGAGGTTAATGAAGATCCTAATCTTTCTCCCGTTCAGATGCTTGGCGAATTGATCGTTGTTAATTCAGTTCTTATAACTCAGTTGAAGAAAGTTTTTGTTCTCGCTGATACTCAAAATGAGCAGGGTGTTGCTAATTTTATTGCAGAGCGTATTGATCAGCATCAGTTCTGGAATTGGCAGTTGACTGCTACTTTAAGAACTACATTAGCCTAAATGGTTGACTGATAATAGTAAATGGGGTATTCTGGATGAATGACTCCACTTATGCGAGTTATTACTCCCGTCGTTGCCCTTCTTACGACACTTGTCGTACAGGTACCAATGGCCCAGAGTAGTAATGCAAGTAATGTAGTAGTATCGGCTGGCAGTTCCGTTAAAACTGTTAAAACAACACCAACAATCAAAATGATCAGACCGCTTGGACCTACTAAAGGTATCAAGCCTTCTGCATGGACGGGTAAGTATTATTACCCTAAATGGGAATTGGTTCGCAAATGCATTGTAAAAAGGGAAAGTGAAGGTCAATATAATGTTGTCAGTCACATTTCGTCCAGTGCTGGTGCTTATCAGTTTATCAAATTTTGGAGGCCCATTTTGGCTAAAAAATTAGGTAAGTCATATTTGGCTTACACTCCAATTAATCATTGGGGCCGCGTTGATCAAGATCACGCTTTTTGGATTGTATGGAATAATGGAAAGGGAAGAAGCAATTGGGGACCAGCAGGTGCCCGATATAACTGCTTCTAAAAAAGGTGGGGGAGAGATCCCCCACCTTCTATTGAAATAGGAGAATTATGTACGAGTATAAAGCAACAGTAGAAAAGATTATTGATGGTGACACGATTGATGTCATGATTGATTTAGGTTTTTATGTTTATAAGGTAGAGCGAGTTCGTTTAGCAAGAATTAATTGTCCAGAACTTTCGACTCCCGAAGGACAGGTTTCTAAGCAATTTGTTATTGATTATCTGGCACAGAAGCAGGTAACCATTAAGACACAAAAGAATATTTATGATAAATATGGTCGTTGGATTGCTGATGTTTTTGTTGCTGATCAATGTCTTAATGACATTCTTCTAGAAAAGAATCTTGCTGTTCATTGGCCTGCTAAGGTGGCAACGGGAGGTCTTTCCTGATGCGCGTTGGAATGCTTAGTGCAGACTGGGGCGATTATGCTACTGGTAGTCCCGGTGGCTGTACATGGATTAGATTTTTTACTCCAGCAGAAAAGATGGTACAAAAGGGGTGGGAAGTTTTTATTGGAGAGTTCGGGTGGGATGATAAAGAAGGTTTTACAGTTGTTCCAACTCAGTCACGATTGATGACTCATAGTAGAGGTTTAATTAAAAATGATCCTAACGCCATTAAGGGCTTAGATGTAGTAATTTTTAAATTGTGGATGTGGCATGAAGCCAACGAGTATATTGAAAAGGCTAAGAAACTTGGTCAGACTGTAATTATTGATGTTGATGATTGGTTCCACGGTCTTCCTACAACAAACATTGCTTTCCATACCACTCATCCAGATAAGGATGCAAAATGGAATAGAAATCACATGCTTGGAACTTATCGCAATGTTACTGGATTAATTACAAGCACTAAGTTTCTTTATGATTATTATTCAAAGTCTAATCCGAATTGTGAATTGGTTAGAAATTCTCTTAATCCTAAGTATTTTGTTAAAAGGTATGATGCTGCTCGTAATCATCCAACTGTTGGTTGGGTTGGCATTATGATCTGGCGTTCGGGTGATATTGAAACTTTGAAGGGTTGGCTTGGGCCGACACTTGATAAGTATGATTTGCGTTTTCATCATGCTGGTATAGACCCAAACAAGCCACATGAGTTCGCAGAGATTGCGGGAGTTAATCCAGATAGACTTAGTGGCACTACAGGAGCGTCCCCACAGCAGTATGGAAACATTCTTTTACCAATGGACATTGCTTTAGTCCCCCTGAACACTTTGCCTTTTAACGAGGCCAAGAGTAGCCTTAAGGGTATGGAGTATGCTTTTACTGGTATCCCGTTTGTAGCAGCAGACACTTATGAGTATAGATTGCTTTCTGAGCAAGGTGCAGGTAACGTCGCTTCCCGGCCCAAAGACTGGATGAAGGCTATTCAGAAATTAATTGATCCAGATGAAAGAAAACGTCAGGCTGATAGAGGGTATAATACTGTTATGGAACATTATAATATTGAGACTAGGGTTGATACTTGGATGACTGCGATTGAAAAGATTCATTCCACTAATCCAAAGAGGCGTGATGGCTGATTTCTTTTATAAATTAGGATACTATTCTGTTTATGTTGCTAATGTATTAGCATATGTTGTTGGAACAGCAGGTGTTATTTACTATATTTATAATCGAGAATTGCCTTTTCTCCCTTTTATTTTTTTAATGGTTTTCTCTATTTGGAAGAAAACATTTATTATTTATCAGAATAGTCGGGTTAATAGTGTTAATAATATAATTAGCGCGACTATAGACACAAATCAGTTAGAAGATGCTATTAATGCTATTAATTATAAAAACATGTATTTAGGTGGACCAAATTAAATGACTTGTATCGTGGCTTTGGAAGATAATGGAAAGATTTACATGGGTGCTGACTCAGCAGCCGTGGACGGGGAAGCAATTTCATTAAGAAAAGAGCCAAAGATATTCAAATGTGGGGAATTCTTAATTGGTTTTTCTCATAGTTTTAGGTATGGTCAGATAGTTGAGCATTGTTTTAAGCCTCCTAAAGTTACGGAAAATAATATTGTTAAGTATATGGTTACTAAGTTTGTTCCTGAGTTAAGAATAACTCTTGCGATGAACGAGTTTGAAGAAAAAGAATCTTGTATGATTATTGGGCATAATGGTAAAATCTTTTATGTGGAGAGTGATTGGAATGTTGGTTATGATGAGACAAACTATCATTCGATAGGTTCAGGGGCACCAGCAGCGTTTGGATCTTTATATTCCACAAAGGGTCAGCATCCTTTAGATCGTGTAAGAATTGCTTTAGAAGCAGCACAAGAATTTACAACGAGTGTCCGTGGCCCATTTAACTATTTAGATATTTAAATGAATAATAAACTTGATCTATCAGGAATAATTACACATGAATGTATTTGTGGATCAAACATGTGGAATCTTGTAGTCTCTTTTGAGGATTATGAGATATCAGCATATCTTTTAGAAATGGAATGCACCTTTTGCGGTACGATTGCTACCGCCCCAACACCACTAGATAGGGAATATTAATGTCAAACGATATTGAAGATTTGAAGCGAGCATTTAATGCTGCGTCAAACGAATTGAAGAAGTGTGTCGGCAACAAGCCGGGGATGAATGCAGAGATGAAATATGGTCAGGCGTACATGGCTTTGGTGAAGGCTGGGGTAGCACCTAAGTTAAAGAAGAAGTATCGCGGTGGCCTGAAGTGAATATTGATGATCTGTATGAAAGAATAACTCAAGAGGTAACTGAAAAATTTCATGATAAATATATTTCAACGGGTCATCGATATAATGATGAAACAATGCATATTGCAGAAGAGTACGTTCGATTTATTATTGATGAATTTACATCAGCCCTTTGGGATGAAAGAGAGATTATAGATGAATAAACGCAGCGAAATTGCTGTGGCTATTTTTGGTTTAGGTTTGGGACTTGTTTTTGGAAGTTCCATTTTTATTGTACCTAAGCCCTTCCTTGGTCTGAGTTCCCTTGGTCATATTTTTGCTATGACTGGAACCTACCTATGTCTTGTAATGATCCTCTTGTCTTCTAGAATCCCCATACTTGAACGTGGAGTAGGGCATGACAAAATGATACTATGGCATAGGAAAATAGCCCCCTACGCTCTCCTGCTCATCTTTCTTCACATAAACATGAACACTTTATCTTATGCTAAAGGTGTTCGTAAAACTTTTATGGATCAGATCCAACTTTTTTATACAGAATACCCTTGGATGCCTCAAGCAATCATTGCTGGTTTAATGATGTTTATATTAGGAATTGTAAGTTATAAAAAAATCAGGACCATGATGCGGTATGAAGTTTGGTGGTCTTTACATTTATTATTTTATGTTTCTGTAGTATTAGCATTTGGGCATCAATTAGAAGTTGGAAGTATTTTTGTTAAGCACCCTTGGATTAAGTCAGGGTGGATTGTATTATATGTAGGAACATTCTTAATTATTTTTGTAACAAGGTTCCTATTTCCAGCCTTGTTTTCTTACAAACATAAATTAAAAATTGATCGTGTAATTAGAGAAAACAAAGATGTTTATAGTGTTTATATAAACGGGAAAGATCTTGACAAAGTGTATGCTCATGGTGGACAATTCTTTCAGTGGAGATTTCTTACAAGAAAATGGTGGTGGCAGGCACATCCATATTCCCTGTCCCGTTCTCCAAAAAATGGACAACTTAGAATCACTGTTAAAATTTTAGGTGATCATAGTTATGATGTAGCAAAGAGATTACGTCCCGGCACTAGAATTTTTGCTGAAGGACCGTACGGAATTTTTACTTCAAAGAGGCGGGAAGGAAATCTAATAGCAGCGTTTGCTTCAGGTATTGGAATCACCCCAATCTTGGCGATGTTAGAAGAATTTCCTAAAAGGGCAGACGTTATTTTAATTTACAGAGTTTCTAGTGTCGATGACATAATTCTTTATAAAGATTTAGAAAGTTTATTTTTAACAAACCGATGGAAATTATATTATTTAATCGGTGATCGAAAAGAACATCCGATGACTGCTAATCACATACGTCAGTACATCCCAGATCTTGGTTTTAGAGAAGTTTATGTATGTGGGTCAGAAGGTTTTATGGATGATGTAATTACGCTTGCATTAAATGCAGGTGTTATGGATAATAAGATATACCACGAATCATTTTCGTTCTAAGGAGAACACATGCAAGTCTTTATGTCAGAGTACACGTTTGAAGAGTCTGCTAAGGTACTAGACAATAAGCGTTTGGTTAAGCAATTACTTGAGGGTCGTCAGATTCTCGCGGCGCTTGCAGGGCAGACTAAAGGGTGGCGTAACCATCCGGCAACAAGGATGTTTGAGGGATATGAACCTGCCCTTTTTGATTACCTATACTATGTTGCTAAGGAAATGGAACAGCGTGGATACAAGACTGAGAATAATTGGAATGAAATTGTAAGGCTTGGATTAGCCCACTTTATCTTTGATGGACCTTACGAGATGCCTCCTTGGTTTGTTGATCGGGCGACTCTTCATAGTGTTGTAACTACTCATCGTAGAAGCCTTTACAATAAAGCCCCAGAGTTGTATCCTCAGTATGAGTATGAAGCATCTATCGGTGCTGATTTTGTTTGTTGTGATCGTTGTAACTATTATTGGCCTTCTCACATAAAGGAAAAAGTATAATGAACATTGAATTTAAAGATCTGCGTATTAGTCCAGAAGAATTTTTGACTATTGTTTCAAGGGTCTATGAGAAAGTTGACCTTGGCCCTAATATGTATGAGCGTGGGCACCCAGAGGATGTTTACGTTAATCTTGAGGTTGTTTTTAAGAGCGTCGGTCAGGGTATTGTTGAATATATTGAGCAGGTTAAAATGGCTGTTCAGACTAGTAATCGAAAGGAAAAGTGATGGCTTCTATTCTTACTACAGCAACTGTAGATCATCAGGGAAATGAATTGTCTGTTCATTGTACTGATGCTAATACTGGTATTACCATGAAGGTTATTGTACCTTCAGATGCCATGAACGAAGACACGCGCAAGTCAGTTGGTATCCTTGCGGCTAATATGCCGGAAGCATTTTTGAGAGGCGTCATGATGATTGCAGAGAGTCCAGACGAATGATTAAGGTAACTGTTACCGAAGATTCGTGGTACCCTGTCTATACTTTAGATAAATCATCCAGTGTTTTGGATGACACAATTGAAATTCCAGAGGCTATTTATTCTCGTTACCTCAAAATCATGAATGATTTTGAGGATATGCAAGATGAGATTCGTCAGTTCCAAACTGAGCAGAATGATTACGAGTATGAGAAGCATAGTTCGTGGACTCAAGTAAAAATGTTAAGGTATCGGGATTAAGATGGATGATCTTGAGCGGGATATGGAAAATTATTATCGGATTAAGTTTGCTTTAGAGATAGAGGATAATATCTATAATTCTAAAGACAATCCTATTGATGAGGATTCCCGCTGGTTTTTTAATGGAATGCGTTACGCCATGATGCTTTTGCGTTATGGTTCCTCGCCTTAGTTCAGGGGATAGAACGCGAAACTTCTAATTTCGATGTCGTTGGTTCGAATCCAACAGGTGAGACAATTATTTAATGGAGATTTTTATGGATGAGATTGATGCTCTAATTGCAGAACTTGTTGATGCAGGAGCGTTGTTGGTTGACGGTATGCTTTTGGATGAGTTTACATATCGGTTTGATATGAAGATTCTTAAAGAAAAATACCCAGATATTTATGATATTGTTATGGAAGATATTGACGATACTATGTTGGAATTGTTGGATCGTGAATATATTTCTGTTGAGTATGATGAGAATCTAGAAGCACGTTTTTCTCTTACTGAAAAAGGTTATGATAATTATAAAATAATTAAGGAGAGTCAGTCTGATGAGTGATTATATAAATGTTCCCGTTGATGTGGCGCGGGATATTGCTAAGTTTATTCGCAATAATGATAATGGTAATTTAGATCATTGGGCTGAGCATCTTGACCCCCTTAATTTATCAGATAGAATTTTTAGGATTGTTAATTTTTATATTAAATCTGAGGGTGATCCATACATGGCTACTAATGAGATTCTTGAAGAATTTGTTAATGTTATTGGTAGTGTTAAACTTATTGAAGATTCTTTTATTATTAAAAAAGATTTAATCAATTTAATTGAAAATGGTGCTAATGTTTAATTGTCCATCGGAACAAAATTAATAAAGGGCACCACGGCCCTTGTCATATTAACATTTTTAACGACCTTTATTGTTGTGTTTGCCGCGACAAAAACTCCCGCCAAATTAATTGCTAAACCTCCAGTTCTACCAACAAAAAGTTCTGTAGGATGGAAGCCTAAAATTAAAAAACTTAAAATTTTTAATGGTCAAATGACTATAACAAAAGCGGGAACTAAGATCGATGGTTATCAGATTAATGGAAATGTTGTTGTAGAGGCTAGTAATGTTACGATAACTAGATCTTTAATTGTTTCTCCAACGACTTGGTATGCCATTAGGCAATGGAGTCAGTTTAAAAATTTAAATATGTCTTATGTAGAAATAACTGCTGCTAAGAATGCTCATCCAGATACAGCAATTCTTGCAGGAACTGGAATGAAATTAGATCACATTTATGTGCATGGCACACAACGGGGCATTGTTGCAAATACAGGTATGAAATTAACAAATTCTTATATTGATAATTTTGTTAATCATAGTACCAGTCATGCTCAAGCAATACTTTCTTCTGGTAATGTTAGAAATGTTTATCTGTACAATAATGTTTTAGGATGCCATACTGGTAATTGTACATCGGCAATAAGTATGTTCCCTGAACAAGGGCCAAATGTCGGTTGGACAATAAAATATAATCGTCTTAGGGGCGGTTCTTATTGTGTGTATCTTGGTAATTCTGGAAAAGAAAAACCAAATACTCATATAGATTTTGAAAATAATCAGTTTGATACTCTATATAATATCAATTGTGGAACATATGGTCCAGTAGCATCTTGGTCTAAAATTCCGACAAATACATGGAAAAATAACACATGGTATTCCCCTTGCGGGATAAAAGATGGTAAGTTGATTAGGATTTAATATGGCTAAGGGAACAGGTAAATTTGGTTGGTGTTTAACTAATCAACATGATAATTGTAGAATAGTTTTAACAGTTTTAGAAAGAAAATGTACATGCGAATGTCATGTTACTCAACAAAATACTGATAATAATGTATAATGAAAGTATATCTTTAGAAAGTAGGTGAATTAATTCATGGCAGATAATAATCAGCAGTTACCAAATGCTCAGCAGCCTTCAGCCCGTCCGAACGTAACATCAGAGGTCGGTCCAACAAATGCAGATAATCAATCTTTGACAAACCGTCCCCTTTGGGATGGTGGTTACGAAGCAGTAAATCTTGGTACAAACGAGCCTAAGACAATGGGTGGCGGTACTCCATTTGGTGGTTCAAATGTTTCAATGACAACTGGACAGCCTTACGGTGGTCCAGTCGTTAGCACTGAGCAGGGTAAAGTAAGCAACGAAACCCGTCCAACAGCATGATCCATGATTAAATAATATGGGAGAAAATCAGGGAAAAGTTTCACCATTGACTTCCTCCAGTAGTAATCATGATGAACAATCAGATAATTATGTAGAATACTACGTTAAAGGTGGTGAAAAAATGAACGAGAAAAATAGCGAAACAACCGAACCAGATCCTAATGGAGACATGGCTGTTCAAAAGGATGTCGCTGGTGAGGGTACTTATAGCACTACCGCTAATTCCACCGTAGACGCCCCTTCTTCTTCTGATACAACAGAACCTATGGCTAAAGCAGCCTGTGCCGGTGATTGTTGTTCAGATTGTTCCTCCGATTGTGGTGGGGATTGTTGTGAAAAGTGCATGGGTATGTCAAAGTCTGCTGATCAGCAGGATGACGGTTCTGATAAAGAGCCTGATGCAGATGTTGATGATATTCAGAAGAGTTATGAGCCAAAAAGTTTTTGGGGAAATTTCTTCCTTCCGGTAGACTAATTTACCCGCTTTACTTACGGACAGCGGCCTTGTGCCGCTGTTCTGTTTTTAGGAGATGAATATGAGAATTTTAATTGTTGGTTCTAAGAATTGGACTAACTATGATGAGTTGATGAGAAATATTACAGTTGCTATTGAAGATCTTACTCAGCGGAACCCTGATGATAATAAGATTGTTTTTGTTCATACGGGGATTGCTGGTGCTGAAAATATGGTTACTGAGTATATTGGTAAAGTTGAAAGGTATATGAAGCAGAAGGGTTTCAGTGTTAAAGAAGAGTTAGTTCGTAATAAGTATAGTGGTAATGCTATGGATAAGGTTACTTCTGATTATGATATGATTTCTTCCGGTGCTGACTGTGCGTTAGTTTTTATTAGACAGTCTTGTAAACGGTCTGAATATTGTCTGAGACTTATCAAAGAATCGGATATCCCCGTCAAACTAGTAAAAGAAAACTGATACAATTAGTAAGGATAGTCCTAATTGGGTTATCAAAAAAACAAGGAGAAATAAATATACTCATGAGTAGAGTTAAGAAAACGAAATATAATAAGAAAGCAATTTTTGCAATTAGTGCTATTGCTGGTATTGGGGCTGCTGGTATCGCAACTAGTGCTATGGCAGACATTTCATTTCCCCTTCCTGTTGATGCACCGGATTTGGAAAGTTTAACTGTTGTCGCAAACGCTAATTCAACTGTTTATGCGAGGAATGCTCAGATGTCTTTGACGACAACTAGCAGCAAGAATATCGTAGTTCCCGGCAGTACAGTTACATATACCTACAAGGTACTTAATACTGGTACTGTAGATTTCAAAAATTTAGTAATCGAGGATGACAAATGTTCACCAATCGCTTATGTAAGCGGAAATAATTCAGATCCGCTTCTTAACGTAGGCGAGACTTGGACATATACTTGTTCTACAAAGGTTCTTAAGGACCAGACAAATAATGCTAAGGTTACAGGAACTCCTGTACTTCCTTCTAGCACCGCTGCCCCTACACCAACACCAACTGGTACCGTTACACCAACACCAACACCTAGCCCAACTGCTACTGGCAGCACCATCAAAGATGGTACATACCTTGGCAGGCAGGTAAATGTTAATGTTACTGATCAGGGTCTTGTTTATCCAATTCAGATTCAAGCAACAATTTCTGGCGGTAAGATCACGGCAATTACTTGTCCAGTCTTCGGTGCCACTGATACTACATCTAAGAATATTGGTAAGTATAATGTTGCCACTATTGCTTCCATGAACGCTGATCCCGCAAATCCAACAATGATCTTTGAGGCTTTGGCTGCTCAAAGTTCAAATATTGCTGCTATTTCAGGAGCAACCTATACTACAACTGGGTTCAAGGCATCTCTTGCTGATGCTCTTACGCAGGCAGGTTTCTGATAACTAGTGATTTCTAAGTATTTAGTAGACGCTCTTATGGATGCGTTAAATTCGTTCGGAAAAGATAGAGAAATAGAACATTGGAAGAAAATCGAATTTAGGGGAAAATATTAATGACATATCCGTTAGGTCGTAATATAAATCATGATCCACGTTCAAGAGCATTTGCTTTTGATGGTTCATCAATCACGCTTAAGTCAACACGTTGGCACAGAAATGTTCCATGTTTTGATCAAGGCAATTTGGGGAGTTGTACCGGGAATAGCGCGGTCGGACTTATTTCGACTGATCCTTATTTTAGTATTCTTCCTGCAGGTACAGAGTTAGATGAAAAGGTAGCAGTTTCTGTTTACTCAGATGCTACTAAGATTGATAATGCACCGGGAAGTTATCCTCCCAACGATACAGGTTCAGACGGTTTATCCGTTGCAAAAGTTTTGCAGAGCCGTGGACTTATCAGCGGTTTCACACATTGTTTTTCATTAAACGATGTGCTTGCTGCTCTAACTCAACATCCAATTATGATTGGTGTTAATTGGTATCATAATATGTTCCATCCTGATTCTAATGGTATTCTAAATATTCCTGCTGGAGATTATGTAGCAGGTGGACATGAATTTATTCTTGATGAAATTGATGTAGAACGTCAATTGGTCGGAATGCAGAATTCATGGGGTGCTGATTGGGGTGTTGATAATGGTCGTGCTTACATGTCGTTTGATACACTAGGTAGACTTCTTCAAGAGCAAGGGGATGCTACAGTCCTTGTTGGTCTTAATAAGCCTGCACCTCAGCCTTCACCAACACCTGTTCCTCCAACTCCTACACCTCAGCCTACGGATGCGGATCTTGCATTCTGGAATGATATTAAGAGTTGGGTTCTTTGCCCACATTACGGTAAAACTAAAATTGCATCAAATAGAATCCTTGCTTGGGCACGTTCCAAGGGTTTCACAAATTAATTATAGTAATACAAAGGTGCCCCCGTTTGGGGGCACCTTTGCTATGTAGGAGAAAGTATGGATTTTTTTTGGATAGCCCTAGCATTATTTTGTGTGTGGCTGTATTCTAAGTATAAGAGGATGAAACATTGAACTTGAAGAAGTTTGCCAGAAATACCGGATGTTGTTGTTCTGGTTGTCAGCGCAAATCTGATCGTATTATTGATCTGGTTCTTGATGAGATTAATAAACTTGAGTGGCATGATGAAAATTCTTATCACGCCAAGTCTCATCAAGAAGGATACATAAAAGCAATTAATGATATAAATAAATTATTTGAAAAGGATTAATTAAATGATTCTAGGACTATTTGTTGTCTTTGCTTCCGGTTTTATTATTGGTGGATTTTTTAGTTTGATTAGGGCTTCCCATAAAATAGACGAAATACTACACTATGAAGTAGAACTAGATAACGGTAAGATTTGTCATGAGTGTGGGCAGGCGTATCCCTGCCCCACTCTAGTAGAGACTAGGAGTTAAAATGCCAAAAGGAGCAGGTAAGTAATTATCTTACCAACACAGAGAAATCCTTCCTGCGTCTTGCAGAGAAGGTCGCAGAGTCTTCAATTATGAAGCAACGACATGGGGCGGTTATTGTAAAGTCCGGTCGTGTTATGTCTGTAGGAATTAATAAGTGGCGTAATCATCCAGAGATTATTGAGACAGAGAAGATTAAGCAGGAATGTTCTGTTCATGCAGAAGTTGATGCGCTTAGTCGTGTTAAGAATCCTAGAGGTGCTACTATTTATATTGCTAGAGTTAATCGGTTAGGCGAATCAGGTTTGTCCCGACCGTGTAATAATTGTTTTCGGGATCTTGTAAAATCAGGTATTAACAAGATTATTTACACTTAGGAGAGTTGTGAAACCCACGTTTGATGAACTCACAAAAGCCAACGTAGAACTTTATTGTGAGGGATGTAAGTCTATTTTTAAAGGGACGGCGCAGGAAGCGTTTGATTTAGGCTGGGACTGTATGCCTTGGTTTACAAGTCATATTACCTGTCCTCACTGTCCTATTCATACTACGCTATGGTATGAGTTATACCTGAAGTCTCAAAATAAAATGGGTCTATGATGTCAGTTGAATCAGATGAAAAAATCAAGAGAGTTCTAGCAACCTTGAAACTTCTTGAGTGGGAAGCCATTGGTACTGTTGCATGGCCTATCGTTTCATCAGTAACAGAACGTATCAGAAAAGTTCTTGAAAATGATTGACTTTAAGTTAGCCGCACTGCTAATATTCTTATATGGCAAACAGAGAAACTTCAACACAAGGAGCAAACATGAGCAACGATTTTGAACATGCCCAGCGGATTATTAAGTCTCAGTCGGAATCTATTGAGAATCTGATTAAGACTGTTAATACTTATATTGAGATTTGTGACCTGCGTCAGAAGACTATTGAAGTACTTCAGGCTGAGAATAATCGATGTGCTGGTGCTATGGAAGAAGTTTATGAACTTCGTGAGAAGGTCCATAGTTATAAGGATTCTATTAATAGTCTATCTGCCCTCGCTGATAGAGTTGAGAAAGACCTTGTAAAATCTGAAAAAGATAAGAAGGATTTGCTTACACAAACTAAAGTACTTAATACCCTGATTGAAATGCTTAATAATACAATTGAAGCACTTAAGTATGAACAGAAATTCAAGGCTTCCCCTGATGATGTTCGTATGATTAACGAAGATTTGGAACGGTCAGCAAAAGAAATTTCTTCGTTGAAAAGTCTTAACACTAAGTATAAAGAAACAATTGCAGATCTAGATAACCGTCTTGGTCTAAAGTACCCAACAATAGTATAATTAATTAGGAGGATATCATGCACCTAGAATATCGAGGATCTATCATCAGTCAGCATGGTCCATGTGAGATTATTGATCAGGATCACCCACGCTGGCCCCACTGGAATTATACCCAACAGGGTCGTTACACCGTCATATCCGTTGAAGGACACCGACTGGTTCGTGTTCGTCCCCAATCCATTTGGATTGTGAATGACTGAGACTTTGACAGAGCCACTGATCCAAGTAGCAGACCGATGCGATAAGTGCGGGGCACAAGCGTTCGTCCTAGTTAAAGGCGTATCAGGAGAATTATTGTTCTGTGGTCACCATTTTGCTAAGTTTGAAGAAAACTTAACTAAATTTGCGTATGAGATTGTCGATGAGCGGGATCGGATTAATCAGAAATCTGAATCATCAACATGAAAACATCAGAACGTCTAGCATGGACAATAGGTATTATTGTATTAATGTTATACATTAGTTATTGTATTACTAAAATATAGCGTCCGTAACTAAGCATTTTAGGAGAAACAATGTTCGCAGAAGAAGTCTTAGCGTATGCTAAGAAACGATACAATGACGGGGGCTGGGATGTCATTGTAGAATGTTGGGGGACTAAACAAATAAACGAACTTCTTGAAGAATGTGACGGTGACGAAACAGAAGCATGGCGGCTTATGCATTTCTTTGCTAATGCATGGGTGTTTCATATTCTCAAGCCAAACGAACTCAGAATGTACCGCTCAGAATCTAAAATTGAAACCCCATCAATCGAAGACTATGGTTCACACTACCCTCACATTAGGATGAAAAGAAGTTTGGCAGTTTAAAACAATGTGTAGGCGGGGTATCCAGTAGGATACCCCGTTATGCTTTATTATGATTTAAACAATAACTCATAATAACGGCTATCCATATTTAAGGTTATTTATTAAACTTAAATATGGAAAAGGTTTGTGTAAGAATTAGAACAATCTACCATAATAGCGTATTGTTCTATTTTTAACACTATTGTGATAGCGAAATTGTCTGGCGAAAAGTACATTAGTTGTCTGGCGAAAAGTACATTAGTTTCGTAAAATCTCCTATTTGCAGGATAGTTTAGGAAATGCTAAGCAGGAATAACTCAAAAAATATTGACATAAACTGTATCAAATTGATACACTTATAGTAATTGTAAACACAAACGAAGGAAATATAATGTCAACGTATGCAAAACTAAACTACGAACAAGCCCACGCTTTTGTAGAAAAGAATAAGAAGATTGGTTTCTATTGGAATGGTTGGGATATGGTTAAGTGGACTCCCGGCCCCAATGGTTTCATGCAAAAGAATGGTGAGTTTCGTAATGGTACTTGGGGTTTCTCTGTGAGGATTCCAGTTACTGAAGATGGTACATGGCGGGTACTAGAAAAGTATGTCTAATCTAATTAAACAACTTGGATTAGAGGAAGATAAAGTACAATGGTATCATCTGTCTGCATGTAAGAACATGAGCATCAATTGGTTTTATGATGATTATGAAGATGACAAGCAGTTAGCGGTTCAAATTGACCAGTTATGTTTGCACTGCCCTGTTTCTACTTTCTGTCTTCTTGATGGGGTGGAAAATAAGGATAAGGGTGTTCGTGGCGGTATCTACCTAGATCTTGGTAGGACTGATAAGAATCATAATAAGCATAAAACCCCAGAGGTTTGGAAAGCGTTAAGGAAATTACATGGAAAGAATCTTTTATAATTTACAGATGGCTAAGGCTGTTAGAAAATTAAAGCCACCGCCCTTTAAGTTTACGGTTGATATTCGCCCCGCTCCTAATTATATTGCTGTTGTTGTTTATGAAGAACAGATTATGGAGTATAATGAGAGTCAGAGGGCACAAATTATGGAATACTTAGTCATGGTCAAGAACGTAATTGAGTCTTATGGAACTAGATGTGAAGTTGATGGAATTCAATGGAACGGGAAAGAGAAGAGCCTACATGAATTGCTATAGTTGTGGTAAATTAAAGAATGAACTGCACCCTATTAATTCTAGAGTTCTTAAAGGTGTTACTGTTCTTATGTGTCAGTCTTGCATTGATGATGGTATGGAACCTCGTTGGATTGTTGTTCTTGGTGGTAAGACTTTTGGGCCGGATCATGTTAAAGATTTCATAGTTAAGAGAAAATACTGTGGAAAGGTGATTGCTGCGGAGGAATTAATTACCGCGCAAGATTAACATGAACTTAGATGCAACAATTTGGGTTGCTTTAATATCAGCAATTATTGGTACTTTGGGAACTAAAATTATTGATGCTTATATTGCACGAAGAGTAGCAGAAAAGGATATTACTATTCATAATTTAGATTATAAGAGACAAGAATTGCTTTCACTTGAAAAAGAATTAGATGAAGCAGAAGATGATGTAGATTCTTGGAAAGAAAAATACTATGCTCTTAAAGAGCAAAACCTTATACTTAAGGCTTACATAGCCCAGTTAGATCCTGATCTTTTGTTAGAAAAAAGTGCTTTAATTGATAAAAAAGATCAGCCGTAACTTTTTTAGGAGAAATAATGTCATTCGTACCTGTAAGTTTTACAGAGTTAGAAGAAATTGTAGAAAAGTGTTCGCGTGATTTGCTAGAGAAACTAGCAACTGATTCAGATATCCCTGAAGAATCTATGGAAGATTACACACAATTGTCTGTTAATCTAACTACTTTTATTATTGAGAAGTACATGGATTATGTTAATGAAATTATTGAAAATAAGGGTCGGGAGTTGGGCATACAGTGAGTCCCGCGAGTAAGAATACCGCCATTTTTGATGTTGATGGTACTTTGATGGATAGTTCTGAGCATTTTCATTTGTTGGATTCTACGCCTTTGGGCCATACAGAAAATCTTTATGAGTATCACAGTCGTGCTTTAAATTCGCCGCCGCGTGAGAGCGTTGTAGACCTTTCTAGAGTGTTGTGGGAGGCGGGAGTTAGGGTTGTTATTGTCACTTCTCGTTATGAGATGTTTCGTGATGAGACTGTTTCTTGGTTAAAGTTTCATAATGTTTATTATGATGAGTTGTA